TATTTACAGATGGTTTAACTGCAAACACAATTTCCGCAACAACATATCAAAATTTGCCTGCAACACCTTTCTTACCATTATCAGGAGGAACAGTAACGGGAGCAACAATATTTACAGATGGTTTAACTGCAAACACAATTTCCGCAACAACATATCAAAATTTGCCTGCAACACCTTTCTTACCATTATCAGGAGGAACAGTAACGGGAGCAACAATATTTACAGATGGTTTAACCGCAAACACAATTTCGGCAACAACATATTATAATTTACCAAAAGACGTTTTTATTACCGGAGGAACATATTTCCAAGGCAACACTATTTTTACAAATAGTACAGGTGGTACTTTTAATATTTTTGGACCATCTAATTATGACCCGGGAGTTATTAGTGGTAACACAGGTTGGTCAAGTAATAATGACGGGTCAATTAATTTACCGCAGATAACGGTTGCATTATACGACAACCCTAATTTTTTTGAGCCTCTTAAATTTTATTCAATTTCAAGCGGAACCACAGGTGTCGGGTCACTTCCGGCATTAATAAATAACGACACAAATTATATTATAATTGAATATAATAATGGGGTTCCTAGATATAATGTTTTAGATAATGAGGGGACTGTTGATTTTAGTAGTATTCTATTATATATGATTGTCTATCGAACAAATAATTTTATTCACGTTTTAGAGTTTGGTGATGAGGGTGCGGGTTTACCAAGTAAATTAAATGAACGTATTGTATATACAGATAGATTCGCGAGAGAAAGTGGTTGTTCGTTAGGTTTAAGTGGAAGTACAGGTATTGTAACCTTATCTTCAGGTGTTGTTTGGAACGCCACTAATCGTCAAATAGTTAATGACACAACTTCATTAGGACTTTTTTTTAGAAATTTCCATTCAGGCGGTACGTGGGTTTATACCACAACAGCAAATACAATTAATAATCTTTACTATGATAATGGTACTGATTTAGTATCAGCAACCGCAGGAAAATATTTAGTTAATTGGTATTTTAGAGGACAAGAATTAAATGACCACTTATATGAGGTGGTTAGTGATGGACAATTCGATAATATATTATTAGCGGACGCTTCAAGTGAACCAAATTTACCTGAACTAATTACATCACACACATTTTTGGTTGGTAGGATTATTATTGAGGTAAGTGCGACAACAGGTATTACACAGTCGGCATTTTCATCAGTATTTCAACCAAGTGGTGCTCCCGGAGTTCACAATGATTTAACGAACATACAAGGAGGTCTTCCTAACCAATATTATCATTTAGATTCAAACAAATATAATAATTTAGCATTAACAAATATTGATAATAATTTTAGTGCGGGACAAACATTTGCATCAGGGTTAACTGCAACTACAATATCCGCAACAACATACCAAAATTTACCACCAACACCTTTCTTACCTTTATCAGGTGGAACGGTAACAGGTCAAGTAATACTAAAAAATAACTCGAGCCCATTAATAATCACAACCGATAATTATAGTCCGGGGATATCAGGTAATATACTATTTTACGGGGATATCACGGGGTCAACTAATGGGAAGTCAATTAGTTCTAGGTCAAACGGGGGTGGAAATCCAGGGAATTTAATCCTTCAAGAATTAGGGAATGGTAATGTTGGTGTTAATACAAATGTTGTCAATCCAATATTAAATTTTAATTTAGATGTAAACGGTACTTTTGGTGCGACATCAGTATCAGCAACAACTTATTTTAATTTACCGGCAACACCTTTCTTACCATTATCAGGAGGAACAGTGACAGGTGCAACAAACTTTACAGGAGGTTTAACCGCCACTACTATTTCAGCAACAACATACCAAAATTTACCACCAACACCTTTCTTACCATTATCAGGAGGAACAGTAACGGGAGCAACAATATTTACAGGAGGTTTAACGGCAAATACAATATCCGCAACAACAATAAGTGGGGGAACTGTAGTTCTTAACTCAACCAATCTACCGTCAACACCGATTGCTGTTTCAGCATTTACTGATGATTATAATAGAGTTACTCTATCACCCGGAGGTTCACCATCGTTAACCTACACAAATACAAATACAGGTGCTGGTAATGCAACAATAACGGCATCAACTTATTTAAATATTGCAAACGGAAATCCTGCGGGTCAGTCATACACTACGGTACCATTATCCGGTTTTAACTCACCATTTAATCCAACATTATCATTAAATACTGTAAATGTTGAATGGTCATTTAATCTAAGAACAAATAGAAACACCATATTTCCAGGATTCTCAGCCGGTACCTATGGAGCTGCAGTTGTTTTAGCGGGTACTAGTGGAACACTTCTGAATACCGGTAACGGATACGCATTAGTTTATGGTGGAACAGGAACAAGAAATTGGAGGTTAGTTAGATATACCAGTGGATTATTTGGTACTAGAACAGATATAATTTCAGGAGGTGTTTTCGCGGCAGGTACTAATTATGTTAGTGCAAGAATTGTATATACGCCATCAACAAATACTTGGACATACTATTTCAGAGACGATGGTGCAGTTGCGTGGGGTGACCCTACAACCGTAACAACATTAATTGGTAGTGCAGTTGATAGTACATACACGTCTAGTTTAATGAGTTCTCTTGGAGTATTCTTTAATTATTCAACCGCAGCAAATCAAAATTTACAATTTGATAATTTAGTTGTTAAACTAAACTCACCTTCTGTATTTACTCCTCAAAGTTATTTAACGTTGAAAAATTACGCAAATACTGAAGTATTTGATGTTAAAGATGATGGTTCAGTAACATCGACCGGACTTATATCATCAACCGGGGGTATCTCAGGAACAACAATTAGTGGTGGAACATATTTTGGTAATGGTAGTGCACTTACGTTGGGTCAATTTGGTACGATGATAACAGGTTCTACCTCATTACTCGTTACCAATACAACTACATTACTAACATTAATACCGGGATTGACCACTACAATAACTGTACCTACACAAACTATGGTTTGTATACAAACAAATGGTGGGGTTAATACCGTTGGAACCACAACAACTAGTGGTTCGGCAATTGATGTGGCATTAGTGGTGGATGGTATTATATTACCCAACGGTGGATATCAAAGAATGTATGCCGACAACCCAACGGGAAATGCTACGGTAGGAAACTGGGTCGCAAATTGGAATATGTCGGTTATTATAACATTATCAGCAGGAATTCATACTGTTGAGGTTGATACAGCAACTGTTCAGGGTCAAAACGCCACGGTAAGTGGTGGTTTTGGAGCAATAAACCAAGGCACATTAACAATAATGATATTAAAAAATACATAATATGGAATATACAAATTGGAATTTTTTGACGATTGTTTTATATCAAAATATTTTAGAAATAAATAGTCTTTTAATAATGAGAAGGGATATTAATACAATGGATAGTATTTCAGTTAAAAATCTATTGAATGACGTTTCTAATTCTATTGTGTTAGACGCAATAAAAACACAAAATGGGATTTCCGATTGTAAGAATTGGGATGCAATCGAAATACGTTTATCGTTAAATGATGAAGTATATAAAAATTTTAAATCAACAAGAAGTGAATTTGACAACAATCAATTTGATTTAGGTTATTTTTTATATGACGCATTTGTTGCTTTATCATTAGACGATATTGATAATCAACAAATTTATATACCATCAGACACTCTTTATTCGGAAGAGTTAATTATTAACCAAAATGAAGAACCTATTTTTTCCGGTATAACAACTACATTTAAAACCGTTGATGGATTAACTGTTGTAATTAAAAATGGGTTAGTAATTTCAATTGGTTAATTAGGACTATTTATTAAATAATGAATAGTTTATGCAAGTAATTGAAATCACAAGTTTATCCGGACATTCCCCATATAACATATCAATATGTGATATAACAAGAACGTATTGTTATGTTGTTGCGACAGCTGTCTCATCAGTCCCGTTAATTCTAAACATACCAACAGAATTATCAGGTTCTCAAGAAGTCTTAGTGATAGTCACAGATAACATTGGTTGTGAAGAAATTCAATATCATTTTTGTGGTGAACCTGCTCCTAGTCAAACACCAACGACAACACCCACTCCCACACCAACAAATTCCGTTTGTAATTGTATCTCAATTGATAACCCTTTAGGGGTAACATTAAATTTTGGGTATACTCAATGTGACGGGACATTAATCTATGGTGAGATTTACTCGGCAACCACATTATATGTTTGTGGTCAATTTCCGTATGGTGATAGTGGATTAATAATTCAGGTTTCATCTAATATTTGTGTTGGGGATGTTTGCCCCGGACCAACACCTACACCAACCACCACTCCGACACCCACTCCAACATTACCACCGATAGTTGGTTATTTTGAGGATAGTTGTGATTCATCAAACCAATTTACCTTATCAAACATACCAATATCATTTAGTCCTCTGTCAGGAGCGTATTATATTGAAAGTAGTGGTTTCATTGGATGTGCCACTTATGTTGTTAGTTCATCTACAAACAATTTCTATTCATTTATTGCGATGGGTTCTCAACCGAGTATTTACCATTGTCAGAAAGCCAATTTTATCTATCCGTGTCCAACATCAACACCCACACCAACACCTACACCATCAATAACACCATCGGTAACTCCGACTCATACACCTACACCAACTCCGACTCACACTCCCACACCAACAACACCTGTTAAGTATGTGTTGTTCCAAGTTCAATCTTGTTGTGCTAAAAAGATTATAAAATATATTATGTTACCGTCTAACTTTTTACCGGGAACTGCGGTTGTCAATTCATTTGGTGAGTGTTTAGAAATTATTAGTGTATCTAAAATTGTGACTTGGGTAACCGATTTTTGGGACCACGGAACAACATACATTTTTTGTGAGGTATGTGTTAAATATCAAACTTGTAATCCTGTTATACCACCATCCTTTATCTCTGTTTGGAGAACAACAACTATAAACGAATCAATTACATTACCATATGAAACTTCGGGGTTTTATTATGGAACAATTGATTGGGGTGATGGGGAAACCTCTAATAATATTTACGATAATAGAACACACACATATGTAACTCCGGGTGATTATATAATAACAATAACAGGGACATTAATTGGGTGGTCGTTTGGTGTTAACCCTATTAGTAGAAATAAAATTAGAGAAGTTCTACAGTGGGGTTGTTTACGTTTGGGTAATAGTGGTTCGTATTTTTCTAATTGTAATAATTTATCATTATCAAATGTTACCGATGTTTTAGATTTAACGGGAACAAATAATTTATCTTATACGTTTGAGAATTGTACTAATTTAACAACAGTCCCTTTTATAAATTCTTGGAACACATCAAACGTAACAAATATGCAAGGTATGTTTTTTGAGTGTCATAATTTTAATGACGACATATCAGGTTGGGATGTTAGTAATGTTACTGATATGGGAGCAATGTTTGATAACACTTATTTATTTAATCAGCCAATTGGTGTTTGGGATGTATCAAATGTTCAATCTATAAGTTATATGTTCTTACAAAATACCGTTTTTAACCAAAATTTAAGTTCTTGGAATGTTGGTAGTGTTACTAATATGAAAGGAACTTTTAATGGTTGCACATCATTTAATAACGGTGGTTCACCAATGATTAGTGGTTGGACAACATATAATGTTACTGATATGGGTGATATGTTCCCTTTAACACCATTTAACCAACCAATTAATTCTTGGGATGTTAGTAGTGTTACTAAAATGGATTATATGTTTTATCAATCAACATCATTTAACCAACCATTATCGGGATGGAATGTAAGTAATGTTACAGATATGAATTATATGTTTAGTTTATCCCCATTTAATCAATATATTAATTCTTGGGATGTATCAAATGTTACAACTATGGAAGGTATGTTCTTTTTTAACACAATATTCAACCAAAACCTTAATTCTTGGGATGTAAGTTCAGTAACTAATATGGATTATATGTTTTGGTTTGATTACGCATTTGATGGTAATATAACTAGTTGGGACACTTCTAATGTTACAACAATGAGATTAATGTTTGCTACGTGTAGTATTTTTAATCAAAATATTAGTGGTTGGAACGTTGGTAATGTAACAAATATGCAACAGATGTTTAACGGAGCAACACAATTCAATCAACCTATTGGTTCTTGGAACGTTAGTAATGTGACTAATATGTCAAATATGTTTGGTTCAGTAGGATTTAATCAAAATATTGGTTCTTGGAACGTTACCGGCGTAACAAACTTTAATGGATTTATGAATGGTAAAACATTTAGTGATTACTCAACAACAAATCTTGACGCAATTTATAATGGATGGAGTTCTTTACCAACATTAACCTCTGGAATTAACATTAATTTTGGAACAATTAAATATACTGCCGGTAGTTCAGCCGGTAGAGCAATTCTAACCGGAACGTATGGTTGGACAATTATTGATGGTGGAATATAATTTCTATTTATCTTTTTATAAAAAATATTATTTTTACAATAAAAAGATATTAAATGAAGATATTTGTCCAAATTGCGTCCTATCGTGACCCCCAACTTATCCCAACAATTAAATCAATGTTGGAGAATGCAAAGAAACCTAAAAATTTAGTAATCGGTATTTGTCGTCAATATCATCCGGAAGATGGTTTTGATAATTTATCAGAATTCAAAGGTGATAAACGTTTTAGAGTTATTGATGTTCTATACACCGAATCCAAAGGGGTTTGTTGGGCAAGAAACCAAGTTCAACAACTATATAAAGGTGAAGAATATACCTTACAAATCGATTCTCATATGAGATTTGAAAAAGATTGGGACGACACCCTAATCAAAATGGTTAAACAACTTCAAAAGAAAGGATTTAAGAAACCTTTACTAACAGGTTATGTTTCTTCATTCGACCCGGACAATGACCCGGCAAGTAGAGTTAAAGAACCTTGGAGAATGGCTTTTGATAGATTTATACCGGAAGGTGCCGTCTTCTTTTTACCTGAAACAATTCCGGGGTGGGAAAATCTTAAAGAACCCGTTACCTCAAGATTTTACTCCGCCCATATGGCATTTACATTGGGACAATTTAGTGTCGAGGTTCAACACGACCCTGAATTCTATTTCCACGGAGAAGAAATCTCAATCGCTGTTAGAGCATTTACACACGGATACGATTTATTTCACCCACACAAAACTGTTATTTGGCACGAATATACTCGTAAGGGTAGAACCAAACAATGGGATGATGATAAAGAGTGGGGTAAGAAAAATGAATTATCTCATAAAAAGAATCGTCAACTATTTGGTATGGACGGTGAAGACGTTACAATGGACTTTAGTTTTTACGGGTTCGGAACTGAAAGAACTTTAAAAGATTATGAAATTTATTCAGGTCTTAAATTTTCAAATAGAGCTGTTCAACAATATACTTTAGATAAAAATTACGCACCTAATCCTCAAATATTTGAAACTGAGGAAGAATGGTTGGCAAGTTACGCTAGTATCTTTAAACATTGTATCGACATTGGATTTTCTCAAGTTCCTGAAAAAGATTACGAATTTTGGGTTGTTGCTTTCCACGATGAAAAAGATGAAACACTTTTTAGAAAAGATGCTGATATCAATGAGATTAATAATATGATGAGAGACCCTGATGGGTATTGTAAAGTTTGGAGAGATTTCCAAACTGTTCATAAACCAAAATACTGGGTTGTTTGGCCGTTTAGTAAGTCAAAAGGTTGGTGTGAAAGAATAACAGGTAATTTGTAAAAATATGGAATATGCGATAGCAACATTTTGTTATGGTGATAGATATTATGCCCAAACAAATAGAATGATAGAATCATTTAAAGAATTTGAAGATAAACCAAATATTTTCATAGTTACAGATAATCCGGAATCAATTACTAAAGAAGATTATGTATTTGTTTCACATATTAAGGAATATAATGAAAAATATGTGACATATAATACGAATTATTATGATTTTGATTTTTCAGTTAAAAGATTCTCAGTAAAATTTGCGTTAGATAGTGGATTTACTAAAGTAATTTTAACAGATACGGATGTTATACCAAACAAATCATTATTCACAAAAAAAAATGTGTTAGAGTGTTTTATACCTAATAGTGTTGCCGGTCAAGTAACCTATCTTTTTGAAAAAGAGGTTGAGACAAATAGTATGTTAGGAAGACGATACTTACATTATGAAAATAAATTTGACGTTCAATATAATAAAGTGGATATGTGGATGCCGGAAGACTGCATTCAATTTTTAGATATTGATAAAGATAAATTTTATTCATTTTTAAAAACTTGGGATGAATGTATTGAGATTAAATATGTTGACAATTTATATAATATACCTGCGGGTAATATAGATGAAATGTGTTTCTCAGCATTACATAACGGTGTTGACTTAAAAAACAATTCTAGCAAACACATAAACTTATTAATCCCCAATCACGACAAATGGTATTAAAAATTATTACATCAGTTTATGAATTAAACTATGAAGATTCCAGAGGTGGTATGGTATATAAATCATATCCATTATTAACCCAAACATTACGTAGTATAATTTTTGAAGGTTTTGAATATGTTATTTACACTAATCAATACACTTACGACAAATATCATTTAGGTGAACAATTTAACCAACCAAATGTAACCATAAAGTTTCACGAATTAAATTCTGAAAATTACCTAAACAACATAAACCCAATTAGATTAGTTAAATTTGCCGAAGGGGAAATTTACGATAGAATTTATTGTGTTAAAAATTATGTAGAAGTTATTTTTAATAAGTTACAATTTTTACTCGATGAGTGTGAAGATAATAAAAATGTTGTGTGGATTGATTCCGGACTTTTTGGAACTAGTTGTCACGATAGATGGAGAGATTACATTAATGTTTTTGCCCATTCAGAATTATTTTTAAATAAAATAAATGAAAAAATATCTGAGAATGGTTTTATTTGTTTAAGAGGAGAATCAATTCAGGTTAATTACGAATTAAAAGCAGTTCTTGTTAATATGTTTAACACAGACTTTAAGTTAGTTCCCGGAGGTATGTTTGGAGGGACAAGTGAGTCTATTCAAAAAGTTTTATCTAATTACTTATCGATTTTTGAAACATATTACACAACAACAGGTAAATTAATTAGTGAACAAGAGGTTTTATCTATATTAACTCACACAAATGACGTTAAATTTTTTAATTTTGGTGATTGGTTAGATTTACAAAGAGGGATATTGGACCTTATGGATTTATTGGATGTCGACAAATATAAAATTGATGAGAAATATGATGTCTAACTATTCTTTTAACATTGTTTGCACAACTATTGGAAGAGAATCATTACCAAGATTGATTGATAGTTTTAAAAATCAGTTAACCCAAAACGATTCTTTTACCATAATATCCGATACAAATCACGAGTTTGTTCAAAATGTTTTATCTAATTATGATGTTAATTTTAAATTAAATCACATTATAAATGATGGGGATAGATTAGGTAAGTTTGGACACCCTTTATTAAACAAACACATTAATAACCTTGACGGTGATTTTATTATGTTTGCGGACGACGATGATTATTATGTTGATGATGCCTTTGAGTATATAAGGGAAGTCGTTACAGAAAAAAAACTATACATTTTTAAACATAAATGGGGAGGAACAATTAATTGGACGACAAAAGAAGTAACACTAGGGAATATTGGTAAATGTATGGGTGTCATTCCTAATACTAAAAATTTACCAATGTTTCAAGAAGACGTATTCGGGGATGGGTTATTTTACGAAGACTTATCCAAAATTATGGAATATGAATTTGTTGATAAAATAATATATAAAATTAGAGATACAATATGAGTAAAGTAACATTAGTGACAGGATTATGGGATATAGGTAGAGGAGACCTTCAAGAGGGTTGGTCTCGTTCATTCCAACATTATTTAGATAAATTTCAACAACTATTACAAGTTGATGTGAATATGATTATTTTTGGTGACGAAGAGTTAGAGAAATTTGTGTCAAACAATAGACGAAGTGAAAACACACAATTTGTTCGTAGAAGTTTGTCTTGGTTTAAAGACAACGATTTTTTTGATAAAATACAAAATATAAGAACAAATCCGGATTGGTATAATCAAGTCGGATGGTTAACCGATTCAACTCAAGCTAAATTAGAGATGTATAACCCGTTGGTTATGTCAAAAATTTATCTCCTACACGATGCTAAAATTTTAGATAGGTTTAATTCAGAATATATGTTTTGGATTGACGCTGGGTTAACAAATACAATTCACCCGGGATATTTTACACACGATAAGGTTTTAGATAAATTACCTCAATTAGTTAAAAATTTTCATTTTGTTTGTTTCCCTTATGAAACTAATTCTGAAATCCACGGATTTAAATATCCTGAATTATGTGAATTAGCCGGAGAACCAGTTAAAATGGTTGCTCGAGCAGGTTTCTTCGGAGGAAGAAAAGATGTTATATCAGATATTAACGGTATCTATTACGGGTTAATGAATGATACATTATCACAAGGGTTAATGGGAACTGAAGAATCGTTATTTACAATTATGACATACAAATACCCTGAGTTGATTAGTTATTCAGAAATAGAAGATAATGGATTAATGGGTAAATTTTTTGAGGACTTAAAAAATAACACGACTCAAGTTAAAGAAAGTGTTTTACCAATTAAACCGAATAGTTTAGACACATCCAAAGTTGGATTGTATGTTATAGCATTTAACTCACCTAAACAATTTGAGGTATTAATCCAATCTATGTTAGATTATGATTCTGACTTTATTGATAAACCAAAAAAATTCTTATTAGATAACTCAACCGATTTATCAACAACACCAAGATATCTTGAACTATGTGAACAATATGGTTTTGAACATATTAAAAAAGACAACATTGGTATTGTCGGGGGGAGAGTGTTTGTTGCTGAACATTTTGATGAAACTGATTTAGATTGTTATTGGTGGTTTGAAGACGATATGGCTTTTTATCCAAAAAAAGGTGAGGTATGTAGAAATGGGTTCCCTCGTTTTGTTGATAAATTATATCAAAAATCAGTAGAGATTGTTAAAAAAGAAAATTTTGATTTTCTTAAATTAAATTTTAGTGAATTTTTTGGTGATAATAGTGTTCAATGGAGTTGGTATAATGTCCCTCAAGATTTTAGACAATCTCATTGGCCGAATAACCCTAAATTACCGGTTCAAGGACTAGACCCTAATTCACCTAAAACACAATTTAAGGAGATAAGGACATATAAAGGGTTATCATATGCGACAGGGGAAGTTTATTTATGTAATTGGCCGATAATATTAACAAGAGAAGGTAACTATAAGTGTTATTTAGAAACAAAATGGGCTCACCCATTTGAACAGACGTTAATGTCTTATTGTTATCAAGAAACTGTTAAAGGAAAAATTAATCCGGGATTATTGTTATTAACACCAACGGAACACGATAGATTTGAACATTATGACGGTTCATTAAGAAAAGAAAGTTAATTCTATATTTTGAAGTATTTATAAATAAAAACTTTAATGGAATTTTTTATAAAGAAAAACGCAACCTTACCTCTTCTTAAACTTCAAGTAGTAAAAGATGGTAGAAGTGATTACAATAATTTTATGGAATTATTGGAATCCTCAACCATATTCTTTTCTATGGTTAATTCTGAGACAGGTATTCCAAAAATAACTTCAAGACCAGCGGGGTTTGTTGAAAAAATATTTGACGACCCCAATGCAGAACCTGAATATTATATTTACTATCAATTTACCAAACAAGACACGAGTGTTGAGGGTAGAAATGAAGGACAATTTTTAATAAAGACATCTGACGGTAATATAATATTACCAATTAGGGAAAAACTAAACATATATATTCAAGAGTCATTTATTGCTGACGATTTAGAATATGATACTTGCTACACATCAGTTTATCCTTGTTGTGTATCACATTCTGTTATACCACAACCACCATCACTTGTATATTTTAATTATGAATTAATTAAAGACAAAGATTTTATTTATAAAACAATCCCTAATAATAATTTAGATGACGATGTTATACCAAATAACGATATTATAACGAGTAATATTCCTGACAATAATTTAGGTGATGACATCATACCAAATAACAATATTATAACAAATAGTATTCCTGATAATAATTTAGGTGATGATATAATCCCAAATAATGATATTATATCAAACATTTTACTTTAACTTTTTTAAAGTGTTTGATATTTATAAATAAATAAAAAAAAACAAAAAAAATAATTATGTCAATAGGTTTAAGAATTATCAGTAATAATTTAATAGGTAAAACCGCGTCTGTTACCTTTACTCCAGCATCCGGAGGGACACCACAAAATTTAGGTATTCAGACAATACCATTTAATAATATTACACCATATCCATATGGTAATTATGATATTAATGTTTTAGAATATAACTATAGTTACAATTTTAATGTGCCGGCGCCGGCTCCATTACAATCAGGTTATACAACTACCCTTAGAGGTATTGTTAATCCGGAAGGTGGTTTAGCATATTCTTCGTCAACGTTATCGGAATCTTGGGGTGAGTATACAAAAGGATTTATTACTAGTAAAGGTTATTCCCCTGATGATATTATTTACGCCGAAGGTATATGTTCTGATGATGTTGATGGTCCCGTATTTACAGGTGTTGATAATATTGGACAATTTCCAACTTCTATGAACACATTTCTTGGTCCGTTTATGTCAGGTGGTTTAGCAGGGTTCCCATTTGTTGGAACTGTTGGGTTAGGTGCTTGGGCTAGCCACATTACAAGTGGCGGAACTTTATTTATAACAAGTACACCTCATATTGGTGTAACAATAGATGGTCGTGCGGGAAGAATGTTAAGAAAAGGTAAACCAGATAGTATCACAGATAATACTTGTGGAGCTGTGGCGGGAGCCATAGGTGAGGTATTAACAACTTGGAGTGCTACCACACCAACATTTAGTACTTATTCAGGTTCAGGAGATTATGAATTTTATAAGTTAGTTGATATCTTATGGCCGTTTCGTGGTACATTATCAGGATTTACGGGAACATCGGAAGAAATATATAATAAACAAATGATTTTTTCAACAAATAAAATTAAAGAAAACGCATTTACTTATTTATTTGCTAATTTATCGGGAGCAACAAATAGTGTGTTATTATCAAGACCTTCTACTGAGATATTTTTCACTAGTGGTGTTTTTATTAATACAGATTATGGATATGAATCATACGTTAATATCGACCAATTTTGGAAATATAGTATTAACGGTGGTTGGGTTGACCTAACATCAGAATATGTTTCAGGATTACCATTATAAAACAAAAAGACCTTCGGGTCTTTTTTTTTTGTATTTGACTAAATGAGATTATTACAATATATTTATAGAAACAAGACAAACCCGATTTATATCGGAGCCAATATGTCAATCTAAAAAATATAATTATGATAACACAAGAAGAAATTAAGGCATTCCTTGAAGGGAATGACCCCGAAGAGCACATAGTTGCGATTGAATATGATTACGTATCAGATTCAGTCTACAAAATTAAAGAAATCCCGAGTCAGGGAAAAATAATCAAAAAAGATACATTTACGGCATTTGCTTGGGTTGGAGACTTGAGAGATTTGAACTTTTATTCAAAATCTAAAGACTTACAAAAAGATGCGATGAAAAAACACGGAATCATCATTGATAAGTTAGAAACCAAAGGTAATGAGAGATTAGAAAAGGGTCTCAAATATATGGTTAAATCAATGAAGGGTTATCGTTCACTCATCCAATTCTTTAAAGAGGGTGGTGTAGACCCGTGGGGTGAAAAGACAAAAGGAAAATTAACAGTTCTCCCACCGGTAGAACAATATTTAATTTCAAGAGAGAAAAGACTATTCAAAGGGTATGAAGAATACAATGACATCACCCGACTCGGATTTGACTTGGAGACGACTGCTCTTGAACCTAAAGACGGTCGTATATTTATGATTGGAATCAAAACCAATAAAGGATACCAAAAAGTTATTGAATGTGCGGATGAGGACCAAGAACGAAGAGGATTAGTTGAGTTCTTCAACATTATCGATGAACTTAAACCATCAATCATTGGTGGATACAATTCAGCAAACTTTGACTGGTTTTGGATATTTGAGAGATGCAAAGCACTTAACTTGGACATCAAAAAAATCGCTAAATCACTAAACCCGGCAAGACCCATATCTCAAAAAGACGGTATGTTAAAACTTGCCAACGAGGTAGAGAGATTCTCACAAACTCAATTGTGGGGTTATAATATTATTGATATTATCCACTCAGTTCGTAGAGCACAAGCAATCAATTCAAGTATTAAATCCGCAGGACTTAAATACATTACTCAATACATTAAAGCTGAAGCCCCCGACCGAGTTTATATTGACCACTTAGAAATTGGACCGATGTATGCCAAAAAGGAGGAATATTGGTTAAATGTTGAGAATGGGAAATATAAAAGAGCCGATAATCCGGACTTTAATAATTTAGATACAAGATTCCCGGGGAAATACTTAAAGGTTACCGGAGATAATATTGTGGAGAGATATCTTGACGATGACTTAGAGGAAACGTTGACAGTGGATGATGAATTCAACCAAGGAACGTTTCTATTAGCATCAATGGTACCAACAACATACGAGAGAGTTTCCACAATGGGAACCGCAACTCTATGGAGAATGATTATGTTGGCTTGGTCTTACAAGAACAAATTAGCTATTCCAGCAAAAGAAGAGAAGACAGACTTCGTAGGAGGACTTTCAAGACTACTTAAGGTGGGTTACTCTACCAACGTATTAAAACTCGATTACTCTTCCCTATATCCGTCTATTCAATTGGTTCACGACGTGTTCCCTGAGTGTGATGTTATGGGTGGGATGAAAGGGATGTTAACTTATTTCCGTAATGCTCGTATTATGTATAAAAACTTGGCGTCGGAGTATAAATCAATTGATTCTAAAAAATCACTTTCATACGATAGAAAACAATTACCATTAAAAATCTTTATTAACTCGATGTTTGGTGGATTATCAGCACCACACGTTTATGAGTGGGGGGAAATGAATAGTGGTGAAAGAATTACCTGCACCGGAAGACAATATCTTCGTCAAATGGTAAAATACTTTGTTAAACGAGGATACACACCTTTGGTACTTGATACGGATGGTGTTAACTTTAGTTTACCGGATGAGGGTGTTGATGATAGAGTTTATATTGGTAAAGGACTAAATTGGTTAGTTAAAGAGGGTAAAGAATACAGAGGATATTACGCCGACACCGCAGAATACAATGATTTGTTTATGAAAGGTGAGATGGGGTTAGATTGTGATGGAACTTGGGATTCTTGTATTAACTTGAGTAGAAAGAACTACGCAACAATGGAATCTAATGGTAAAATTAAATTAACCGGGAACTCAATTAAATCTAAGAAATTACCACTATACATTGAGGTGTTTTTAGATAAAGGTGTGAAATTGTTATTAGAAGGAAAAGGACAAGAATTCGTTGAGTGGTATTTTGAGTATCACCAAAGAATATACAACCAACAAATCCCATTAAAACAAATCGCTCAAAGAGCGAGAGTTAAACTATCTGTTGAAGATTATAAAAAGAGATGTGGTCAGAAAACAAAGGCGGGTTCATTGATGAGTAGAATGGCTCATATGGAATTGGCTATCAAACACGACTTAAAAGTTTCATTGGGAGATGTTATTAGCTATGTCAATAATGGTTTAAAAGCGTCACACGGAGATGTTCAAAAAATCACAAAAAACAATTACACTAAAAAAGAATTGGATTTATTTACATCAGTTAATGGTATGGAACCTGAAGATAAGTCTACCTCAACAATACAACTTAATTGTTATATGTTGGACCAAACCGAAATTGAGAATAACCCTGACTTAACCGGAGATTATAATGTTGCAAGAGCAATCTCAACATTTAATAAAAAAGTGGAACCATTATTAATTGTTTTTAATAAGGAGTTAAGAGAAAGTTTATTAATTGCTAACCCTGAAGATAGAGGGTTTTTTACTAAGACTCAATGTGAGTTGGTTGGAGGTATACCAAATAAAGAAGGGGACCAAGATACGATTGAGGATTTATTAACAATAACTGATTTGGAATTAAAGTTTTGGGATAGAGTTGGTGTTAGTTCTGAATACATTTATGAATTGGCAGAACCAGGTTGGGAAGAACATATTAATTAAAACAGAAAAGGTGTCGAATACGACACCTTTTTTATTGTAGTTTTACCCCATCACTTGAAAGAATATACCAATTACCGTCAACCCGGAATAATTCAACGGCAGCACCTCTTTCAATTAATATTTCATCATATTGTTCATCAATAAGACCCATAAATGGAACTATTAAAACATTAGTTAATGACTTTATTACAATGTGTTCAGTACTACTTTGGTCTAATATTATTTTACAATTAGGGACATCTTTAACTAAGATGAATTCTTCGCCATTAGTTCTATGTTCCGGAACCGTAACTGTTTGAATAGGGTTAGTTGTGTTTAAATTGGACATTGAGCCAAATAATTTGTTCCCAATTTTTGTTCTTGTTATAAATGTCATATAAATTAAATTACGTATATTTGTCTTGGCATTGCTCTGAACTTTAACTGTTTGTTTAAGTTCTCTGCGATTAATGCCTCTCGTTCCATTACTTTTTCAGGTTTTAATCTTGTTAACCTACCTTCAGCACCAATCAATTCTTCAATTAATTTAGTCTTTTCATCTTTAGCTTCTGTCGCTAATGATTGATAGTCCATTGTTAACTCGCTATCAGGTGTTTTAACATTACCACTAAATTTACCACGAACTCTCGCTAAAGTTTCTTTAACATAAGCGGTAAACCAACGACGAATCCAAACTTGAGCGGGGTTATTTAAATCTACCCAATCAATTCCTTCTAACGGAACATCTGAAGGTAATTTAATAATGTCCGGATTTGATTTTAAACATTTGTCTCTATCTGCAGGACCTACGTCATAATACCAATACCAAACTTTACCTCTTTTCATTGTTGCACTACCAAAGTCAAATTTACCACCGGGAACTTGCATTAAATGTAACGCCTTTTTACCTTCAGGTAAAGCTGTAATTCTATAAGTTAAATCACCGGCAATAATTCTTCGTTGAATATTATTCTCTTGCATTCTCAATAACATATCAAACGCTGGCATCATAAACATTGAACCTGACATACCCATCTGAGCAAACCCACCCGGTCCACCAATACCACCGGCACCCAATGAACCAAAAGTCCAAGGGTCTAATAACATACTATTAAGTTCTGCGGGTGTATACCACATAACTTCATTGATTTCTCTATTAGCAGGGATTTCATAAATTTGTTGATGAGCAACTAAATCAATATAATCTTTTTTAAGTTCCCAATCACCACCGGCTTGTAATCCAACAATTTTTGAATAAGCGTAAGTGTATCGAGTTTCATAGTCTAAACTTTTAGTTATGAATGCTCTTGATAATGATTGAGTATCTAAGTTAAGATTATATAGGGATGTCCATTGGGATTCAATTAACCAATCTTGAACATATTGGGAATAATCACTAATTGACAATTCCATTAAACTATCCATCATTTCGTCTTCGATTTCAATCGAACGAAGTGGTGCACCCAATAAGTGTTTGATTCGTGTGTAAAGTTGGGTTCTTTCCGGTTCTGCAATTCCAGCCATATAGATTTGTGTTTCTATATAAATATCAGCTAAGAGTATAAATTAAATTTTCTTCAGGGAAAACAAAATTACCACCCCATATTTTACCGTTTTTATTGTTAAATATCAGGATTTCTTTGTTGTTTTTGGCAAATATCAACCAATCGGTATTATATCTTTTAACATTTCCTGAACCCATAACAATAGTGTTACCGTCTTCAGTTTTGGTATTTGTGAATGGTTTAATTTGTGCGGTTTTTCTCTCACCATCAATAATTATTTCACAATCAATTCCACCAATCATATCTTCACTACTACCAAGTTTACCAACAGCATTTACATTATCTTTACCAAATTGTTTTTTAAGGATTTCGACCGTAGTGTCTTCTCGTTTTTGACCCCAAGCGTGGGTTTGTCCTAAAACCATCATAAGAGATTGGAATGTTGATGACTCGGGATTAAAAATTCTGTCTTTATAATCATCAATAACGTTAACAAAACGTTTAACTTGGTTTAATTGTTCAAATGAGTCTGAGTTTTGAAACGATATTGGTTGTTGTTTTTGAGATAATAAAACTTTATTAACATCTCTAAGTAACACACAAAAACAACTATAGTTTGTGTTTAATTTGTTTATTACTGAACGACCCTCTTGTTCTAAATCGTATATTCCGGACATCTCCCCTTCACCATATTTACCTTTTGCGTAATAATTGTTAGGGAACACTTCTCTTAATATATGGTTGATTGAGTTTTTAAACGACTCTTTCACTCTTGGGTTTGTGTTGAATACTTGTCTAATTTCTTCAACTTTAGATGGTGAGCATTTTTCTGCTTTTGATTCTGATAAAACTAATGATATTTTTCTGTCCGTTTCGTTTTTGTTAATCTCTTGAATTAATAGATTAACCTTGTTTTCTGTATTTTTCATATAGGCTTGTTTATTACGATAAATATCTAAACAACCGAATTAACCCCGGTTGTTTATTTTATTCATAAGTTCTCCGATAAAATCTCCACTTTCAGAGATATTGTCCCCCATCACGGTTCCAATGTTTTGTTTCTTTTGATTTACCATATCGTAAATAATTCCTTCAATTGAGTTATCAAATATTGGGTAGTAAACTGATACCGAATTTTTTTGTCCGTATCTGTATGCTCTGTCTTCTGCTTGAGCTAAGTCACCCGGAACAAATGATAAGTCATTAATGATTACTGCTTCAGCGGCGGTTAATGTGATACCTACACCGGCAGCTTTTACGTTACCAACAAAGACTTTAATCTTTTCATTATCTTGGAATTGGTCAACAGCATATTGTCGTTGAGGTTTTGATGTTGAACCATCTAATCTAACCGCTTGTTTTCCAAAATGGTCGGCAATTCTGTTTAATGTTTCAGTAAAGTTGGTAAAGATAATAACTTTTTTGTCTTGTTCCAAAATATTTTCAGCTAATTCTATAGTATCTTTTATTTTTTCTTCAGCAATTACCTGACGAACTTTCATTAACTTACTGAATTGAACCGTCAAAGATGTTGACTCATCGGGATTCTTATTATACCAATCATAGTATTCCCCCATCAACCCTTCATAAAGTTTTGACTTTAATCTTAGATAAACCGGTGTAATAATTTTCTCAGGTAAATCTAACACTTCCGTTTTCAACCTACGTAAAACTTGTCTTGAGGTTCTGTCTCTTAATTCTTCCAAATTGGATGCTCCGGTTACATTCCATATTTTACGAGTTCCTGCGGTGAATTGGTAACCTTGACAATATCTAATAGCGTAAGCCATCCAATTCTGAGCCACCGGACTCTCAATAAGAGCCAATAAGTTAAAATAATTCATTGGACGGTTAGTCATCGGTGTCCCGGTTAATAACCACACTCTTTCACAACTTTTAGAAAAACTATTAACAAGTTTGGTTCTTGCGGCTTGTCCATTACTCACATAATGAGCCTCATCCAAAATAATTAAATCAAAATTTCCTTGTGTTATTAAAGATTCTGATTTACCTTTCAAATCGTAGAAGTTTTTAAGAATATCGTAATTTACAATAACAAAATCGTGTTCTATTGAAAAATTCTTACCTTCAGAGATATAAACACTTCTATCGGTATAGTTCTCAATTTCTCTTTGCCAGTTAATTTTAAGAGATGCCGGACAAACAATTAATATTTTCTTTGCACCCGTCTCTAAAGCGGCGATAATGGTTGCGGTGGTTTTACCTAATCCCATATCATCGGCAAGAATAAACCTTTTAGAACCGGCAAGTTTTTCGATAGCTTCTTTTTGATGTTCTAATGGTGGACGATTAGAGTATTTTGAATAATCTACCACAATATTCTTAATTGTGTGTGTTTTAATCAAAGCACCTTTAGGTAACCAAAAATCGTGGATTGTTTCAGATTCTAAAACTTTTCCCCAAACGTGGTAGGATTTTTCTTTCTCAACTAATAGCTTTTCCACCCATACCTGTTCGGGGATTTTAAGTAATAATTTTTCATCAGCAATTTTTTTGGCAAAGTAGGGGTCTAAATCAACCCATCTTTTGGCTACCTTTGGTGTTACTTCGTTAAAATTTATTATGTAGTCAGATTGTGCCCGAGTCGGGAAGAATCTTTTGTTAGTTTCCTTTTGGAATTTTAATTTTAGGATATAGTTATTTGCCCCCTGATAAGTTTCAAGGATAGATATCGCTCGTTGTTCTATTGTTAAATTAGAATTTTCAGATGTATTGTTTTCCAAATTTAATCTTTTAGTAGAAATATAACACATTTTATAATATTTATCAATATGAACAACAAACCAATAAATCTTGACCGGGATACAAAGTTAATTAGACGATATCTAAATATATCAAAACCTGAAGGGGTCTCAAAGATTGCGTTTGAAATAACTCCCGTAGGAGATGAGAGCGAATATTATATGAAAATAACTTATGTTGTTCCTGATGATAGTAAATATTTGAAAGCTAACGACAAAAATTTAATTCCTGTTCGTTACAGAGACGAATGGAATCATCATATAACAAAAGATTTAAAAGATTATTTTGGATTAAAAGTGTATATCAACCAATCCGGAACAAGAAACGAAAATTTTTATAATAGATAAAAACAATATGGATAATAAAGTACCAATTACAAGGATAGGTAAGTTCTTTGGAGCGGAGGATTTCAAGTTAGAACAAGACTTTGGGACCGAATGGTTACACGGGGATATGAACTTTACATTAGTTCTATATCGTGTTGATAGATATAAGACCAAAACGGACGATGTTTATGGTGAGACGGTATCTGACGGTATCAAATTTTTACCACCGGTGGAGTTCAAAGGATATGTTCAAATTATGGCCCCTGAGAACAAATATTTAGGTAATTCTAAAATTGACCAAATGGAGCCGGGTAATATGAAAGTATCTGTTTATCAAAGAGATTTGGATGAGTTAGAGGTGGAGATTAGTTATGGTGATTATATCGGATACTACGAAACAGAAGACAAAGTAAGATATTACACGGTTAATAATGATGGAAGGGTTACTTCTGACAACAAACATACTTTGGGTGGATACAAACCATTCTATAGAACAATTATGGCGTCACCGGTTACAAATAACGAATTTAGAGGGTTATAATGAAAGTATTAATAACAGAAAATAAATTATTTGATTCAATATATTCATATATCGAAGGAGATTTTAATAAAGACGATATTCATTGGACTTATGGTATGGATGACGGTGAGGATGGTGATTTAGTTGATTATAATGAAAATGAAAACTTATTAATTTTCTATAATGGAGATTGGGAAGGTGAAGAAGATAGTGATGTTATTTTTTATTATTTAGAAGTAGAATATTATAGTGACGAACCATCAGCTAAACCATTTAAAGATGATGCACCAACATTAGATGTAACAGGTGAATATTCCGAACATTTAGACTCTATGTTTGGTAACCATTGGAAGGGACCAATGAAAAAATGGTTTCAAGATAATTTTAATTTACCCGTTAAAACGGTAACAACATATTACTAATAATGAAAGTATTAATAACAGAATCACAAGCAAACAGAATCTTTGAAGATGTTTCAAATGATGAAGAAAAGGATTACATCGGTAAAAAAGTTATGATTTATTATAATCTACATAAACACACTTTTTCAATAATATATAAAGGTTTAGTTGTTAATCATTCTGATTACGTCAAACTAAGTGATGTTGAGTTTAGAGTTAGACCGGGAGGAAGAGAAAAGGTAATAAAAGAGAAAAGAAAGAATGTTCATTCATTTGTGATTGGAACATTGATGGATTATTGTAAATATCCTTGTGAAAACCTACCAACCGAACCAAATAGTAATATTGTGACTTACAACCCATACAAATACAACTCTTACGTTATGAAAGACACCGAAGAACCTATATATAGAGCCGGTGAGGTAGAAATGATAAATTCAAGAAACAAAATATTTATAACAAAACAATAAAATGGGTTTACCAAGTAAAATAAAGAAAAATATACCACTAACGGAGTCCAAAACTCTTTTACCAAGAAGAGAAGAACTTTTGGATAAAATCAATAAAGACGGAACTTATCTTCCAAAATCTTTATTGCATGCCGATTTAGATAGAGGTTTTTTAGATTTTGTTAGAGATGATTTAAAAGTGGTGGTTGAGGGTAAAACAATACCAACCGTTGATATTATTGTTACCACACAAAATTGGGCTCAGTTTACTGAAACTTGGAATTTCCAAAATATTGATAAAAACACGGAACCTCCTTTTATTACAACAATTAGAATCCCGGAGGTTAAATTTGGGACTAACCCGGCTCTTATGTATAATATTCCAAATAGAAGACAATATTTTTACGCTCAAGTACCTACTTGGGATGGACAAAGAAATGGGATGGATGTTTATACAATACCTCAACCCGTTCCGGTTGATATAACATATTCTGTTAAAATTATTTGTAACAGAATGAGAGAGTTAAATAAACTTAATCAGGTTATTTTAGAAAAATTTGCATCAAGACAAGCCTATGCGGTAATCAAAGGACATTACATTCCAATTGTTATGGGTGCGATTACTGATGAATCTGTTGTTGATGTTGAGAAAAGAAAATACTACATACAAAGTTATGAATTTACAATGTTAGGGTTTTTAATTGATGAAGATGAGTTTGAAGTTTCCCCGGCAATAACAAGAGTTTTACAAGTTGTTGAAATAGAAAAAAAAACAACTAAGCGTGGTCGGAAACAAAATGACGAAACCGGTCTTGGTAGTCAAGCATTGTTTGTTGTTGGTAATAATACGTTAACACAATTGTTTAGTTACATTGTTGATATTAAAATTGGTGAAACAATAAATGTTGAATCATTTGATGTGTATATCAATGATGATTACTATGGTTCTGATTTAGAGTTAATACAAATTAACTCCGGAGACGTATTAAGGTTAAATATTGTTAAGAAAGATGACTCATTAGAATCAACAATTCAATTTATTGATAAGATACTTTAGTCTTCCCCATAGATATCTTTAGTCGGTTTACATTTTTCAATAATAAGTCTTTCTAAGAACCGATACATTTTAATACCTTTCTTTTCACAGTAAGTTTTAAGAATCTCGTGTGTCTCCACCGATATCTTTAAATTTTTAATCTTTTTGATGTCTTTATCCATAAGTAGAAAAAAGGTAGAAAATAATCTCCCTAAAATATAAATAGTTGCTACGAAGTAAAGTATTTTGATTTTTTTTTAATATTTATATATAAATAAAATTATAAACAAAACAAACTAATGGCAACAAACAGCAAAGTATTCGTATCTCCCGGGGTATATACTTCCGAAGTTGATTTAAGTTTCGTAGCACAAAGTGTGGGGGTAACCACATTAGGTATTGTTGGTGAAACACAAAAAGGACCAGCATTCGAACCTATCTTTATACGAAATTTCGATGAATTCTCAACTTTTTTTGGAGGAACATCCCCTGAAAAGTTTATTAATACACAAATACCGAAGTATGAAGCTTCGTATATCGCAAAATCTTATTTACAACAATCAAATCAATTGTTTGTTACAAGAATTTTGGGATTGTCAGGATATGACGCGGGACCATCTTGGTCTTTTAGAACGATAGCGAATGTTGATAAAACAACAGTTGATTTTGACTGTTCAGGTAGTACATATGATTTTACATCATGTGAATCTATATGTACAGGATATACGGAATATTCATTCACATTACCGTTTACCGGATGTAATAATGATATAAGTTCAGTTGTCTTTGGTGCATTTACAGGTGATGAATCGATAATAACAAATAAATTTAATGAAACTTATGAAAATTTTAACGGAACATCGTCAACAATAATTTCAGATTTCCAACAACAAGTTTTCAATGTTATTGTTTCCTCAACAACTTTATCAACTTCAGCAACCTCATTATACTGTTATGGTACAATATTAGGTGATGATTACGATAATTTAGTTTCAATAGGTTATACAAACGTAACAAACGTATTCGACGTAAACAATGTTGATTCACATTTAGCTGATTATACTGCTCCAGAGAATGACCCTTGGTATTACGCATTATTTGATAATAATAATGGTAGTTATACAGGTAGTTCTTACTATACGGTAATCGATACTCTTGGACAAAGTTCTACATCATCAAATTGTTCATCTTTCTATTCATTTAGTGTTCTTGGTGTTGCAGGAAGTATTAATTACAATAACAGCACAATTAGTGTTGTTTTACCTTTTGCGACTTTTTCAGGAACAAATTTATCAACTATTGTTCCAACGTTTAGTGCTTGTTGTACAGGTGTAACGGTAAATTTATCAGCACAAACTAGTAATGTATCGGTTGTTAATTTTTCAACAGGTGCTGTTACATATCTTTTAATACCTAACGATGGTAGTTCAACAGGAACATCTTTTAACGTAACCGTTGAAATACAAAATCCTTGTAACCCACTAACATCAGGTAATACTGGAAACTATACTTCAGGTTCAATTAAAACTTGTTATACGGGTAGTGTTAGAGGTTCTGTTTATGTTTATACAGGAACATCTTATACAGACTTTGACGATTTAATTCTTGCAACACTTCGTTCAAGAGGTATTGCGACTTATGGTGCGGGTAGTGATGGACCAACTTATCAAGTAAATGATGTGACCGATGTAACAATGAATTGTACAGGTGGATACTCAAGTATTGGTAAAAATCCTTATTCTGAATTTGGTTTAAACATAACTGATAAGGATAATAATACATTTTTCTTTGAAACCTCATTTAGTGAGTCAGATTCTAAATATTTACCAAAAGTATTTGGTTCTTCAAACTTTGCAAAACCAAGAACTACGGTTCCATTATTTGTAGAAGAGAGATTTCAAACATTATTAAACTATGGTTATAATAAAGGTTATATTAGAGGTATTAATTGTAATTTAGTTGGATTACCAAGAGCTAATAACAGTAATAACGATATGTCTTCGATAGCGTTTTATTTAGAAAAATACCAAACACCGTCTTCCCCTTGGGTTGTATCTGAATTAAGAGGTAGTAAAGTATACAATCTATTCAGATTCACAACAGTTTCTGATGGTGATGACGCTAACACTGAGGTTAAAATTTCAATAGCAAATATGTCATTTGGTAATTTAACTTTTGATATTTTAGTTAGAGATTTTTATGACACAGATAATAATCCTGTTGTTATTGAGAAATTCACAAATTGTTCGATGAATCCTCAGGATAATGCGTTTGTTGGACAAAAAATTGGTACTGCCGATGGAGAATACGCGTTGAACTCAAAATACATTATGGTTGAGATGAATGAGGACGCACCGATTGATGCGTTACCTTGTGGTTTCCAAGGATTTAGATTTAGAAATTACGCAACTTCTAGACCACCGTTCCCAATTTATAAAACTAAATATGATTACCCTGGAGAGGTTGTATTTGACCCACCATTTGGATTAAGTTCAGGTTCTAACTTGGCAATCCAAAGTCCGGGCGATAATGTTCGTAGAACTTACTTAGGTATTTCTACAGGATATGGTGCAGGATATGACCCTGATTTCTTCCAATATAAAGGTAAACAATTACCATTAGATTTATGTACAGCTGTGGAAGGGAATGATTGGACATATAAAACAAGAGGATTCCATATGGATGTTAACGCATCATCAATTGTTTATCCGGGAACATCTAACCCAGAATTCTTTGTTGGTGACGCACCATTTACATCAGACCCTGATAGTGAAGTTAGTCCTTATTACAGAATTTATTCACGTAAATTCTCATTATTAGTTCAAGGAGGATTTGATGGTTGGGATATCTATAGAGAATCTAGAACAAATACCGACACATTTAAATTAGGTAGAAGAGGTTACTTAAACGGGGCTTGTACAAGTATACAATATCCAACGGCAACAGGATGGGGAGCATTCAAGAAAATTACTGTTGGAAAAAATAATGTTGATTGGGCAAACACCGATTATTACGCTTACTTATTAGGACAACAAACATTCTCTAATCCTGAGGCGGTGAATATTAACTTATTTGTTACTCCGGGTATTGATTATGTTAATAATTCTGATTTAGTTGAAGATGCGATTGAGATGATTGAATTTAACAGAGCTGACTCATTATACGTTTGTACAACACCGGATATTGATTTGTTTATGCCAACAGTAAACTTGGCAACTGATTTAATTTACCCTCAAGAGGCAATAAATAACTTAGAAACTACAGGAGTCGACTCTAACTATACCGCAACATACTACCCTTGGGTATTAACAAGAGATAGTGTTAACAATACACAAATCTACTTACCACCAACGGCAGAAGTTGTTAGAAACTTAGCGTTAACCGACAACATCGCTTTCCCTTGGTTCGCGGCGGCAGGTTACACAAGAGGTATCGTAAACGCAATCAAAGCGAGAAAGAAACTTACTCAAGAAGATAGAGACACCCTTTACCAAGGACGTATCAATCCAATTGCAACTTTCTCTGATGTTGGGACGGTAATTTGGGGTAATAAAACACTACAAGTGGCTCAATCGGCACTTGATAGAATAAACGTAAGAAGATTATTACTTCAAGCTCGTAAATTGATTTCAGCGGTATCTGTAAGATTATTGTTTGAACAAAACGACCAAAAAGTAAGACAAGACTTCTTAGACGCGGTTAACCCTATCTTGGATGCTATCAGAAGAGACAGAGGTTTATATGATTTCCGAGTTACAGTATCGTCAGATACGGCTGATTTAGATAGAAATCAAATGACAGGTAAGATTTACATCAAACCAACCAAATCGTTAGAATTTATAGACATTACGTTCTATATTACTCCAACAGGAGCTTCTTTCGAGAATATATAATAAATAAAATTATGACCCATTGTAATAGTGGGTCATAATAAGCCTTAATATAAAGATATGTTAAAAAATAGAATAAAAGAAGGTATTGACGAGTTTGGTGCCCCCGATGAAAAGTATTACGCGTTTGATTGGGATGATAACATTGTTTCAATGCCAACAAAGATAATCTTGAAAGATGAAGAAGGTGACGAAGTAGGAATGTCTACTGAAGATTTTGCAACTTACAGAGAAGAAGTTGGAAAAGAACCTTTAGAATTTGATGGTCACACAATCGTAGGGTTTGCAAACGACCCTTTTAGATGGTTTGGTGTAAAGGGTGATAAACAATTTATTGTTGATGCGATAACCGCAAAACCGGGTCCGGCTTGGGATGATTTTGTTGAGGCAATTAATAACGGTTCAATTTTTTCAATTGTTACCGCTAGAGGACACACACCTTCAATATTAAAAGAGGCTTGTTACAATTATATTGTGTCAAATACAAATGGGATTGATTCAGACGAATTGGTTAAAAATTTAGAAAAATATCGTGATTTAGCGGATGAAGAAAATGTCTCTAAAAGAGAAATGATTCGAGAATATTTAGACTTGTGTAGATTTTATCCGGTAAGTTACGGTGAGGGTTCTGCAACAAATCCGGAACAAGGTAAAATTAACGCATTAAAAGAGTTTGTTCAATATGTTAAGGCGATGTCTCAACATATACAAAAGAAAGCTTTCTTAAAAAATAAAATAAATAATTATTTTGTCCCTAAGATAGGTTTTTCAGATGACGACTTAAAAAATGTGGATGTAGTGAAAAAACATTTTGAGCAAGACCCAGAGAATATAATTAAAACATATTCAACAGCAGGAGGAATTAAAAAAGAATATTAAAATATTTATTATAAAATAATTAATAAATAAAAACTATTAATATAAAAACTAGGATTTCTAGAATGATAGATTTTTTAATTCTAAAAGTCAAGAGAAAAAAATTAAATAGGTTATATTTATAATAAACAAGATAAAAAAATAAAAATTAAAAAACAAATAGAAAATGGCTGATTTATTAATGAAAATGCCCATACCGTATGAACCAAAAAGACAAAATAGGTTTATTGTACGATTCCCTTCTACATTAGGGATTAACGAATGGTTTGTAGAGTCGGCTGCTAGACCACATATCACTATTAAAGACGTTGAGATACCCTTTTTAAACACTTCAACTTATGTTGCGGGTAGATTTACTTGGGGAACAATTAATGTCAAATTTAGAGACCCAATTGGACCTTCAGCATCACAAGCACTTATGGAATGGGTGCGTTTATGTGCGGAGTCTGTTACAGGACGTATGGGATATGCTGCGGGGTATAAGAAAAACATTGACCTTGAGATGTTAGACCCAACAGGTGTTGTTGTTGAAAAATGGATATTAGAAGGAACTTTCTTATCTGATGTTAACTTTGATACTTTAGCTTATAGTTCAGACGCATTGGCAACAATTTCTGCGACACTTCGTATGGATAGATGTGTATTAGTTTACTAATCAATTAAAATAAAATATATTACACCCTACATTTAATTATGTGGGGTTTTTTATTTATATAAAAAAAACATATCCTATTATTTATAATAAAAACAAAATTATATGGAACAAAATTTAATAGACGCTGCAACTGAAAATTTCAGCTTACCACACGATGTGGTTCAATTACCAACCGGAGGGATTTTTTATAAATCAAAAAAGAAAGCTGTTAAGATTGGTTATTTAACGGCAAATGATGAAAATTATTTAATCGGTTCTGGTCGTAATAGTGAAAATATTATATTAAAACTATTGAGAAATAAAATGTATGAACACGATTTACGTCCTGAAGAACTATTAGACGGTGATGTTGAGGCGATTTTAATTTTTTTAAGAAACTCTTCTTTTGGTTCGGAATATAGTGTTAATTTAATTGACCCGGGAACTGATAAACCATTTATTGGTTCGGTTATTTTAGATGAATTAAACATTAGAAAAACTGAAGTTAAACCTGATGAAGATGGGACGTTTACAACTAAATTACCAAGAACAGGTGTTACAGTAAAATTAAGACCAACAACTTTTTATGATACTATTGAATTAGATAAAATGGTGGAACAATATCCCGTTGGTAGACAAGCCCCTAAAATTACTTGGAAACTGTTAAAACATATTGTTGAAGTTGATGGTAGTTCAGATAAATCAAAAATTGCGTTATTTGTTGATTCACTACCAATTATGGATTCTAAATACATAAGAAGTTTTTTAAGAGAAAATGAACCGTCATTGGACTTAAAAAGAAGTGTAATCGCCCCTTCAGGAGAATTGGTATCTTTCGAGATAACCTTTGGGGTGGACTTTTTTCGACCTTTCTTCTAATCATAGACAATTATTAATTGAGGAATATTTGTACTTAGCTCAAACAATATACGTATCATATTCGGATTTCCACACAATGCCGACATATGTTAGAAAATATTTAATAAATCGAGTAATCGAGAATAACACACCAAACTAGTGATTTAAAAACTATGTTTGGTGTATTTATTTAGAAACACATTTAATTATGGTAGATAAAGCACCGGAGGGTACTTCAACAGGAGGGATAAAAGGACTAGGGGACGCCCTTGGGTCTAATTTTGACCCAATCGCAATAGCAAAAGTAGTGTTGACACTTGATAATGCGGCAAGTGAAATGCTTAAGAAATTTGGTCAAGGTCAGGCTATGTCGGATTTATTACGTGGTAGTATGGCGGAGGCTGTTACTTCAGTAAGAAAATTAGGTGGTGATATTGCAGATGTTCTTGCGACACAAAAAGATGCGTCCGAAACTTTAGGTAGAAACGTTGTTTTATCAGAAAAAACAACTAAAGATTTATACGCAACAATGAAAGTTACCGGACAATCTGTTAAAGATATTGTTGCAGGTATGGCGGACGCGGGTATTGGTGCGGGAAGGGCAACAAGTGAAATGTTAAAAGTTGTTAATGTTGCTCGAGAATCAGGGGTTAATGCTCAGGCGGTGTCAGGTGCAGTTATTAAAAATATGGAGGCTCTTAATAAATTTAATTTTGCTGGTGGTGTTGAAGGTTTGGCAAAAATGGCAGCACAATCAACAGCGTTAAGAGTTGATATGGGTAAAACATTAGAGTTGGCTGACAGATTATTTGACCCTGAAAAAGCGATTGATTTAGCCGCATCAATGCAACGATTAGGTGTTTCACAAAGTTCATTATTAGACCCATTAAAATTAATGGATTTAGCTCAAAATGACCCTGCTGAATTACAAAATCAAATTGCACAAATGAGTAAACAATTTGTTCAATTGGGTAAAGATGGACATTTTGAAATTATGCCGGGAGCGAAACGACAATTGAGAGAGATTTCAAGTGCTATGGGGATATCATATAATGACATTACTAAAATGGCGTTAGGTAGTGCCGACTTAGATAAGAAAATGAAGGAAATATCCTTTCCAAGCGCGACTGAGGACCAAAAGAAAATGATTGCCAATATGGCAGAAATGGGTGCCGGTGGAACTTATGAAATTAAAACAGCCGCGGGAGAAACTAAAGATGTTAGTAAATTAACAGGTCCTGAAATAGAAGCTCTTGAAAAAATGGCAAATACCGCTCCTCCAACAATGGAAGAGTTAGCCAAACAACAATTAACCGCAACACAATCTATTACGGCAGCGATAAATAGTTTGGCGGATAGAACGGGTTTAGGTGCTGCTCGTAGTGAAACTGCAGGTGGGATATTAAAAGGGACGAGAGCGGTTGCCACCGCGGCGTCAGAAATTCCAGGTGAAGGGTTATCAGCAAAAAACATTGCTCAAGGTATTGATAATACTGTGGACTCACTAAAAACTGCGATTGCAAAATATGCGGCGACAGGGGAAAAAACAGATGTTTTAGGAAATATTATGTCTAGTTTTGGAGGGTTTGTAAAAAAAGAATTAATGGATTCATTTTCAAATGTACAAGTTCAGGCGGATAAGCTAAGTGCGGAATTTCCTATGGCAACAGGTACAATAAAGGCATTCAACCAAATGATGGCAGGGACCTTACCTCCATCCTCAACAAATTCATCAATACCTCGAGGAACAGTTGGGACTAGTAGTTCACAAGTGTCAAATCAAAAATCAACAATGGACGTTAATTTAAATGTTAAAGTGGATTCTAATTCTCCAAATATTGATGCAAAACAAATGGAACAAATTTTTACAAATCCCGCATTAATGGAAAAATTAACAGTTAGTGTTAGAGATGGTATTAATAAAATGAATCCTGTTAAAAATGAACGACCTTAAAATAGATTATTAATCTATTTATTATAAAAGAAAAAAAATATGTCAAATAGTACATTATCATTTGCTTCATCATCTTCATTTAGAGATATTTTATTGGCTAAAAATTTAGCCCCATATAATGTTGTCGGAGTATATTCACCACAAGTTGGTAATTTAACTTATGAAACAGTTTTAAATGTTAGTAATGTTATTGATTCACCAAATGACTTAATTGCTAATGACCCATTTGCTGCACAATTATATCCATTAAATGAATATGGTCCTAATGGAGGTTATAACACAATAATAGATTATAATGGAGCTCCTCTTCCGGTAAATTCAAATCAGGGTGAGTATAGTCCGGATGATACTGTGTTAGATTTAGTTAATGAATTTTTTATTGATACAGCGTATATTGTAAACTATTATGGACCTGTTGGTGGATTTAGCAATTTGTTTGGGGTTACCACACAAATGTTAGCAGCACCAATACATCAACCATATGGGTCTACGTTTATACCTTCAACCTATTCTCCTTATTCAATATTATTATCAACAAATCCTACGGGTAGTGATGGTTCATTATCTCAGGATTCGTATTTAGCGAGATTAGGTGCTCTACAATTAAACGAGGCGTTTCAAGATAGGATAGCTAGACAAATTTTTATAAACACAGTTGGTCAAGTAAATTTAGAATCACTATCGGACCCATTTGAGGCTAGTTTAATTATTTCAGGACAAGAACCTTTAATTTATAGAAATTGGAAGATTACGTCACCTGAGGACCCTATTACGGCAGCCGCTGACTTAATTACAAGATTAGGTGGTGCGTATTGGCCTGTTTCACCAATTCCGGGAGATTATTTTACAGATAACACAAGAAATGGTCAAACACAACAAACATCAAACGCGTTAAACGTAGTTAATCAATTAACAGGTGGGTTTTTGGGTCCAATTTTAAATGCTAAAAGAAACCCTTCTGAAATATTTTTGGCGAACACCGGAAATGGACAAAGGTCTGTTTTATTTAGAAATCTAAATTATAATCGTTATCAACCAAGTTATAATAAAACTTTTGGTGGGTTATTAGGTGTTGGGCAAGCTATTGTTAGTTTAATAAACCCTGATAATGGAACCTTAGTTGGTGGTTATTATGTTGGTAGTAGAAATGCTGAACCATCTACAATAACTTCACCACCAAATCAAGTTCCTGTTAACGCTTTTGGACAACAAGAAGATGTTCCGGTATATGGACCATCTGAATTAGGTATTTTATTTGAGGGTAATCAAGACACTCTTAACTTTGGACTTGCGGCTAAATCATTAAGTGATGGTGGTGGTATTGATGGACAATTTGTTTGGACATCACCAAAATATAAACCAAATGCGGGATTCAAAGCGACACCCGGAGGTGGGTCAGGTTCAGCGGATTCTGAATTTAATTTAATTAGTAGCAATTACCTTAAAGACGAATCAACTAATTTTGTGTTTAAAGCAACATCAATTTTAGATGAAACTCAAAGATTAGTAAATTCTGCTGATAATGTTCAAGGAATTTCAAGACTAAAACACGTCGGTAATGCTATTAATCAAGTTAGTAAAGTGTTTCACGATGGATATAAAGAAATGACAAAAGGTTCTCAGGTTGTGTCGTATACTGACCAAACAACCGGTGGTGAGGCAGGTATTGAATATTGTAGAGTTTTTACTAAAGACACACCATATTACACATATAATGATTTACAAAAAGTAGATGGTATTACAACATCAGGAAGAAAATTTGCTAGTTCAGTATTTGACAACACATTTAATTTAAATATTTCACCAACAAGAAATCCGGGGTCGACAAATATTATTGCCGATGGACCAAATGGTATTGGTGGGTATGCTAAAAAATATATGTTCTCAATTGAGAATTTGGCTTGGAGAACATCAAGTAAACAAGGTTTTACTTATGATGAACTACCTGTTTGTGAAAAAGGACCAAACGGGGGTAGAGTTATGTGGTTTCCACCATATGATATTAAATTTAACGATACAAGTAACGCTAATTGGACGGAAACTTCTTTCTTAGGTAGACCCGAACCAATCTATACATATAAAGACACTAGAAGAAGTGGAACATTAAGTTGGAAAATAATTGTTGACCACCCTTCGGTTATGAATGTTATTGTTGAGAAACAATTAAAAGGACAGAATAAAGAAAGAATTAATTCTATTATTGATTCATTTTTTGCGGGTTGTGTTAAATATGATATTTACGAATTGGCTAAAAAATTCAATACTGTCCCAACTAAAGATTTATATACTTATCAACAGATATTAAACGACCCTAATTTAGATAAAAATACCGCAAAAGAGGTTATTAGTAGTAATGAAGGAAATGCGTCGGTTGGAACGGTAACAACGCCTCGTAATAGTTCGACAAAATCAAACCCTGAGTTATCAATTGCCGATTTAAGTAAGTATAATAATTTAGGGTTCTATTTTGATAATGATGTTCCGGGACCAAATAATAAAACTGCGGAAAAACCAAACTCATCATATAAGGCGGATTATGATAATTACACTAGTACTATGAATCAAGACCAATATGTTGCGATATCAACAAATACTTTTAGTCCACCAAGTATTAATTTAAATGTTCAACCATTTTTTACTAATGTTGTTATTGACAATTTTAATCAGATTAACTCTGGTTTTGTTGAAGATGCTTTTAAAATATTAAGTGAAAAAACAGGGACTATTCAAATATTATTAACTAGTTCAGCTTCCGCTCCTGCGAGTAAAGATTACAATGTAAAATTATCCATAAGACGAAAAAATTCTGTTGTTGAATATTTACAAACAACTAAATTAAAACCATTTATTGATGTGGATAAGACACTAACGTTTCTTGATGTTAATAAAGGTGAGGGAGAAGTTGTTTCATTCCCACAATCATCGACAGGTGTTTTTGGTGCGTCAGTTAACTGTACTGACGATATTTTATCAAAAACAAATAAAGTTACTAAAGATTCTCAAAAGTATTCTGTTAGTGCAATGGCTTGTCGAAGAGTTACATTAAAAGATATAAAAGTAACGGCAACACCTGTTGATAAACCGGTAGAACCTATTATTGAGGATGTTATAATACCTCCGGTAGTGGCACCAAAACCAAAACCAAAACCAACATATCGAACAGAAAAAACAATAAAGGATGGGATTAGTAAACTAATTGTAAGAAGATTACTTTCTGAATGTGATTATTTTGATGTTGTTAAAAAAGAGGTTCCTATGTTATATGATTCTATTCAGGAAAAAATCAAATATTTTAATCCTGCGTTCCACTCTATGACACCGGAAGGATTAAACTCTCGTTTAACCTTCTTGAATCAATGTGTTCGTCCTGGTGAAACAATTCCGGTTATTGGGGATAATGGACAGATAGTTGCAAATGATGCCTTAAATACCTCCTTTGGTGCTCCACCGGTATTAGTTTTAAGGATTGGGGATTTTTATAATTGTAAAATAATACCAAAAAGTGTTGCGTTCTCATACGAACCATTAGTGTTTGATTTAAACCCTGAAGGAATTGGTATTCAACCTATGATTGCTAATGTTTCAATGAATTTTGATATTATTGGTGGTATGGGTCTTGAAAAACCTGTTGAAGAATTACAAAACGCATTATCATTCAATTACTACGCTAATACTGAAATTTATGACGAAAGAGCTAAAGCGACCGATGATAGTTGGAAAAAATTAGACAAACAATATTTCCAAGATTTAATTGATGAACAACCTACGCAAACTCAAGTTGATAATCAACAAACAAATTCTGCGGGAGAAACTATTGGACAAATTCAAACAACTGTTAATGGTGCTAGTGGTCAAACAGGTGATATCACTTATATGAAAATTATGGATAGTTTATTGGATGTTAGTAAAGAATATATTGTAAATCTAGTGAATCAATCAGAATCGACAATTAAATCATATAATGGTGGTGTTTGGCAATTAATGACTCAAGAAAGACAATATACAGGTGGTGAATTTAATATGGGAACATCAAGTCAATTAGTTACAATCTATGGTAAGTCAGTTTATGAACAAAGAGTGATTGATTTATTTTCGGCATTATTAAATGATATATCAAGTGGCACTAATTTTATTATTGTTGGTTTAAATAGTGTGTTTACTGACACAACAGCGGTTAGGAGTGTTACAACTAATTTAACAAATTACATTAAAGCAATGCAGACGGATTTCAGTAACGGGATTGAGGAAATTAGTAATAAGATTGTTGAACAAGAACAGGGTATGGTACAAGTTTTTAGAAAAATTAATTATGTGACAACATTATCTGATGGTGTGTTGATAGATAGTAAAGCAAAAATTTATACAATTACCGCAACTGAAGAAGTTGACAGAGGTGATACTCAAGAGAGTGTGGACACATTCCAAGAAATGATATTTGATTATGATTTGGTTGCGACTAGAATGAATAAATATAATGAAACTTTAAGTAGTGTAGATTTTAATATAATTAGTAATGGATATACTGAACCGGGAGGATTTACTTCGGCGGTGTTTGATGATTTAACTGATAAAAGATTTTTTATGGTTATGGCTCAAGTATTCAATAATAGAAGTAATTTCAACACATTTAAATCTGCAATTATTACAAATGAGTTGGATAATACTTATGATGACTTATCTAAAAATTTTAACAAAATTGTTGATAAATTTAGAGATAGTGTAATTGAAGAATTAGATTTTGAAGAAAAAAATATTAAATCTCTTAAAAAATCGCCTGACTATATTGGGTGGACTAAAGATAACATTTATAATAAGGGAAAAGTACGTAAGTTTACGTATACTACAGAACCTTCACCAACAAATGATGAACAAACTAATAATTTAATATTATTGTATAAAGGTGATAATACAGGTGATAAAACAATTTGGACGGATAAAACTCAATTTAATTAAAAATGACTAATAGACAAAATTATAATAGGTATAATGAATTTTTAATAAATGGTGAACAGAGTGTTGTCCCATACATCTCCATTTCAAGTAAATCATCAGATAAAAGAGTAATTTATAAGATAGGTCAATCTAGATTGGATAAAATATCTCAACAATATTATGGTACACCAACATTTGGGTGGTTAATTTTAGCCGCAAACCCAATTTTTGGGGGAAATGAGTGGGCTATCCCGGATGCTGCTATATTGACAATTCCATTTCCTTTAGTATCATCTTTACAAGAATATAAATCTCAATTAGACAATCATTTCTATTATTATGGTAGGTAAACCCGAAAATATATTAGTCGAATTCGACTATAACAATATTACAATTATTGACCCAAACAAGGTTGTTGATAGTGATAATAAAGTAAAAGATAGATTTGTAAAGCAAGAAGATTTAGTAATGTATGCCAATCTTGAGTGTAGTGTTTTACCGAGAACTAAATTAGCTCTTGGTACCGCAAATAATGATTCTATTAGAACAGTATCAATCGCTAAAATTAATTTTTTAAAACCGGGTGATAAACCATATTTAGATAATTCATATACTGATGAAATAACAGGTAAAGGTGCGATAAGAGGAGAAGGTGTTAACCAACCAACTTTCCAAAGTATTACAAACCCAAATAACAGTGATGATTTTTATCTTAAACAAACAATTAGTTCAGGGGGTAAACCCGGAGCGGTAGATAATGGTTTGTTAGGAATCACTTCGATTAATATTAGACAAGGGTTAGATTTCTTACCAACAATTGATATTACTTTAGTTGATGTGAAAGGACGTGCTTTGTTTGAAGCTGGTGATAACTCACCATATGCGGCATTTTTTAATTTACCATATCCATTATTTCATTTAACAATTAAAGGGTATTTTGGTAAAGCGGTTAGATTAGGGTTAATGTTACAAAATTTCACAACAACATATGATTCTAATACGGCTAATTTTACAATTGCTTTGAAGTTTTACACATACAAATATACTGTTTTAAGTGATGTTACTATGGGTGCTCTTTTAGCAACACCACATATGTATCAATCAAGATTTAATATTACTAGAACTAGTGGTGGTCCATCTACAACAACTAAAACAGATAATGTTGTTGTTGAACGAGGTTATCAGAAAATAGTTGAAATGTATAGTGAGTATAAGTCAAAAGGGTTAATACCTAATGATTTTCCTGAAATCACATTAATGCAGATGAAGGATAGAATAGAAAACTTCATTAAGAATGTTCTTGATTCATTTACAAAACAAAACTTAGACCCATTAACTAATTTAGACACTTATGGAACCCAATTGAGGGACTATCAAAAAGAAGTGTTTTATACGGTAAAAACTTCGTGGTTTAATGAATTTATGGATACTGAGAATTACTATATTTTAAATAAATTAGACACAAAGGTTTACACCTTCAAGAAAAATTTAGACCCTCAAAAGAAAAGTGACGCGATTTCAAAACTAAAAGGGTTAATTGGGAAGTATAATACATTACTTAATGAAAATGTTACTTGTGGTAATGTCAATGGTAAAGGTAGTTATACAATCAACGGGAAAGTTACGAAATGTTCTATTCCAAATAGTGTTAAATACGAAACAAAGGGTGTTTTTACAATAGATATTAACCCTAATGATATTAATTTAACTGAAACATATAAATTACAGAAAAAAAATAGTCAACCAACACCAGAAGATTTAACAAAATTCCAAGCAGAGTTGGCGACCACAAATCTTTTTAATAATACTGAAATAACCCTTAAAAATGGTGCAAAAGAAGTTGTTCAAAACTATTTTGTGTTTGAAGGAAAGGGTTCGTTTATCGATTTAACAGATAAAATGAATACTCTTTTAACAACTAACAGAGGATTAGTTGAAGACGAGTTAACAAAAGCTCTTGCTGAGTTATTGGAGAATAAAGACAATGGTATCGGGTTTGTACCAACAATTAGAAATGTGTTAGCGGTTGTTTTTGCTAATGGAGAGGCGTTTTTACGTTTAATGGATGATGTTCACACAAAAGCTTGGGAGCAAAGAGATTCTAAAATTAGAAAAGGTGTTATTTTTGACAAACAAATTGCAAACGCTAGTGCGGATAATAAAAGTTCGGGGGACGATAAAAATCAACCGGTATATCCTTGGCCTCAAGTTATTAAAGAAACGACAGGGGAAAATGGTCAGGAAAAGTATGAGTTAAGATATCCGGGGGATAGTGATATTGTTGGTGAAACTAAAGGTTACCTATATGATGTTTGGCCGGAAATAGAATTTGTTGAAGAATTCATTAAGGGTTTGACTCAAAAAACACCACCACCACAACCACCAGCTAAAACTTCTAATGACACAAAAGACACGAATAGAGTTTCATTAGGTGCGATTGAATTTCCTATCAGTAATGAGGTGTATCAAAATAAAGTTATTAGTAAATTTATTTATGAAATATATGAAAGAGTATTGTTGACCTCACATTATTCCAAATTAGATAGAACTAATGTTTCAACATCTGAGGCGGATAAAATTGCTAACGTTATTGGTGAAGGAGAAAATATAAATATATCAAAGAGTGTTTCAGATAATAGTGATGTTGAATTAATTAAAACTTTAAAAGAGTATAATCTTAACTCATCTAATTTTCAAAGTGTGTTAAAACATATATCAAATGAGGGTGTTTCGGTTAGTTGGCAAAACTACATACGAGGTATTTTCAACACGGGGTATATAAAAAATACTGTTGAAAACGCGTCTTTTGAGTTTAAAACATCTGATGAAATAAATGATTCAAAATCACAACCATTAGTTTCGTTAAGTAATGAAAAAGATATTGTTGATTATGTTGCGACTTCTACAACATCAAATAAGTATGACTTTACTGACACTTATCCGTTTACAGATAAGACTTGGGTAAAAGGTAATTTGGCGAATGGTGTTTCTACAGATGAAACGTTAGCGTTTAATACAACAAAAACGTTAATTTATAACCCCAATAAAAAAGTTATTTCAAATTTCAGTGATATCCAATCTGAAGATGTTAAAAAACCAATAACAAATTTTGTTTATAAAAATGTTGTAATGCCAACAATTGTTGACGATGATTTGAGGAATTTTTATAGTACTAGAACATATACTAATCAATTACCAACTGAAGGGGATGTCAAATATTTAAATTATAGTGGACTTGTTAGTAGTTATCAAACTACATCAATTTTTAATACACCATATTTTATAAACTCAATTCAAGAGGGTGTGGTGAATTCTATTAATCAAGATGCAAACCCATATATTAGTTCCGCCTATTTGTTTATTAATAGCTTACCTTTATCGACACTAAGGGAAAAATATAAAACATACACAGGTAATGATACAAATTATTCTGATGAGAATTTAGACTATATATTCGCGTCTATGAAAAAATATGCGGCTCTTCATAAAGTCCCATATGCTTGGATATTAAAAATAGGTTCAATTTGGCATCGTTATAAAAAATATGTTAATACTAATGTTGATATTTTAGATAATTGTTGGAAAAAGTTTGACGCGGTTAAAAATTATGACCCGGTTAATAATAGTGCCTCAACAGTTTATAATTTTACTATTCCGGGACAAGTTTCTGCGACGACAATGGTGTTGGAAACAACAAACATAATTCCAACATTCTCAATTCCAATGGGGGCAACTAACGTTCAAACAATAATTAACACAGGATTTTATCCTAAATTAATTAACGATTTTAATGTTTTTTATCAAGGATATAATGTTTATACAGGTTATACTAGTTCTGATATTCAAAATGGGTTTAGTGAAGGTATATTGTTAAATTATGTTCCTGAGGCGGTTATAAATAATGTAACAGGGACTACAACAGGTAATAGTCAAACTATTTCGGTAATCCCTTGGTCTGTATCTATTGTTGCTGATTATGGACAATATATCTATATTCTACCATCTCATGGGGGATTAATTAACCAAACTAAAAATGAGTGTTTTGACACATCAGATAATTTAGTTTATCAAGTTACCGGTAATACTGCGATGTACAATGGTTCTGCTAGATTATTTTGGGGTTCACCTAATTATGGATATTTTGATAATACTAAAGTAATAAAACCGGAACCTATTCACTACCTAAAACAAATCTTTTCAGGTCAAGAAGCTCAAGAAAATTTCTCCATAAATGGGTTAAGTCAGGACTATACAAAAATTAGTGAAATTTTTTCAGTTTTTGATAGAGACGCTTTAGATAACTTTGAAACAGAGTTTTTAAATTTCTCAATATCTATCTACGATTATGAGACAGATATAAACTCAACAGATACTGAAACACAAAAATCTTTTAAAAATTTCCAATCATTAATGAGGAATATGATGAAAATTCCAAATACGGCAACAAATAATGTGGAATGGGTGGAAAATATTCAAAATAAACAGTTATCAAATATTTCAAATATAATTAATCAATTTTTAAACTACGATGTTTATTTTAAATTAGGTAACCCATCTTCGTTTAACAAACAATTGTTTTATACGTTCTCAAGTAACCATAGAATTGAAACTCCGGTTACGTGGGATTATTATAACTATATGACACCAAATTCGTTACCTACGGGAAGAACATTAAATAATTCAATTACGACTTATCCGTTAGAATGGGCGGCTTTGGAGACATACGTTGGTTTTTCTGAAATACCTCAATTAACGTATAAAGATGGTGGTTCATATATTACTGATTTCTTTATAGATTGTAATGTCGCCTTTGATGTGTATAACATTGAAAAATTGGCACCTATTATTAAAATATATGCTACTCAGAAATTAAAAGATAATACTTTAAATTACGAAAAGTTTGTTAAATTAATGAATGATTATTTAGATAATTTAGATTTGTTTAACAATAGAATTATCAATAATCTTATGATTAAATTACAAAAATCATTACCAAACGTTAATTTTACACCACAAACTAAACCTGAAACGGTGTTAGAAAGTAAACAAACTAAACTTGAATTATGGGAATCATTTAAAGCAACAAACGATAAATGGATTTCCGGGACTGACTTTAAAGAAAAAACATTATTTGAAGATGTCTTACTATTAGATAGAGCGAGTAGAGATGTTGGTAATTTAGTTTTAGTGGATGTTCAAAAATTAAAAGATGATTTAAAAGAAATTAATGTTGCTTCAACAATGTTAACGTATATTCAAACTATTTTAGTTAGAAATAATTTTGTAGTTATGAATATACCGTCATATGTTAATTTTTATAATGTCCAAGATGCGGTTAAGAATCCAAAACCAAAACCTGAAGGGACTTTAGAGTTTGCAAACACTTTATTTGGGACATTTATGAATGTTGATTATCGAAATTCATCTGCTAAGATGGTTTGTTTTTACGCCGGAAAACCAAGTGAACAATTAGACTTAAAAGAGAATGTTGATTACCGTTATAGAAATGATGCGTTTGATTTGAGACGTGTTGATAATCCATTGGTTGAAAATCAAATAGGTAAAAATGATTGGGATAAATCAAATAAGGTTGTTGGGTTTAATGTAGATTTTGGACCACAAAATCAATCAATATTTCACGGGTTTAATATTAGTCAAAATCCGGGGTTAGCGACTGCGGAATCATTAGAGGTATTAAATCAAATGGCGAATCAATCAAATAATAGAGGAGGGGCAACTCAGAATACTTCATTATATAATTTATATAAAAATAGAAGTTATTCTTGTACTGTTAGTATGATGGGTAATGCTATGATACAACCAACGATGTATTTTAATTTAAGACACGTCCCAATGTTTAGTGGTCCATATATGATACAAAAAGTTAATCACTCAATAACACCGGGACATTTTGATACAACATTTGAAGGTATTAGACAACCAACAGCATCTTTACCCAAGTTAGATAATTATATTCAATCTCTTAAAACAACATTATTACAATCAATAATTGATGAAAATAAAAAAAATAAACAGGAAAAAGAAAAGGCGGCACTCTCGGCAACAACCACTAACAGTATTACTCAGAACGCTGCTGTAGTTAGTGATAGTGTTGACCAAGATGGTACAACTCAAAGTAATAGTCAAAAATGTCCACCAAGTAAGGTTAAAAATGATAAGTATGTTAAGTTTATCGCGACAGACACTAAAAATGCGACTAGTGCAACATATAAAGAAGTGGTTGATATAATATCAACAAAAACAACAGACCAAAAAATACGATATGCTGTTTTTGCTAAAATGTATTTAAGCTCGTCTCAAAGTGGGTTGTTGCAATCTCAATCATTCAATTATAGTAATACTGATTTGAAACAAGATTGGGGACCATCCGTGGAGACATTCTTTACAACAAAAAAATATTATTGTAGTGATTCAAATATTCCTTATATTACATTTAAAAGTTTGAGTCAAAATATTGATTTTTTAATTTCAAGATATAAAGATAGAGTTGGTAAAATTAATAGTATTAGTGCTAAAGATATTACTAAATTTTTAATATTATATGGTGAAAGCGGTATTTCACCGGAGACAGAATATACAACTCTAAACCCGACTGACGTGACAACAATTGAAAATAATGTTCAAAACGCTATTAATGTTTATAATCCAACAAGTGGGAATAATACTAATCAAACACCTCCGGCGACAACACCGGCACCAACAGCAATACCACCAACAACTAGTGGGGATAAAGGTATTCTTGAAGAGTCGTTAGTTTTAAACACTTATTTTTTTAAAAATTTAAAAATAAATAGTAATGGGTCTTTAAGTGGTGATTTTGTTATTCTTAGTAATGGTAATATTTTAAGTCAATCATATCCTGCTAAATTATATCTTCCGGGTCAAATGGATTTAGTTGAAATTGCTACTTTTACTATGAACACTAATAAAAATAATACAGGTTCATTCATAACTAATGCTAACGTTATTGAGGCGATAGAACTAGTTCGTAATGATAATACTTATCAAAATGCTTTTATTGTTAAAATTAATGCGTTTTCAGATTTAAGATTTGTACGTAATAAGGTCATTATGCCGTTGGATTGTCCTGGTGAAGGATTTACGTATCGTCAAATAATTGATGTTGGTGATTGGGATGCAATTAAAGATGACATATGTTGTAATTGTTACCCTAATCCGTATACCGGTATGGAAATTATTTGGGATGGAAAACCTTGTTCTAAGAATGGAACAAAATGTTAAATTAAATTTTTCTTAACTAACAGATATTTATATATAAAAAAGATTATGGATACAAAATCATTATTAGAGAATTACTTAGGTAAAAAAACTCGTACTACTGAAAAAGATATGGGTAACGGTTCAAAACAAATTTGTGATTTAGAGTCAGGAGATTGTTATACAATTAGAATGAAAGATGGTCTAATAGAAAGAGTTGACAATACAATGAGTCAAAATAGAAAAATTCAAGTTGAAACAACAACTGGTGTAAAACAATTATTAAACGGATAAAATGAAAAAAATAGACAATAGGATTTTAGAAGAGATTGCTAGATATAATTCAATTAATAATTATATTGTAGAGCAAGACGCTACATTACCTCCACCACCGGGTGAAGACCCAAACGCTTTACCACCGGCAGGAGGTGCTCCGGCACCTGTTGACCCAAGTATGGCGGCACCGGCAGCACCTACAGGACCTCAACCTGTGGATTTATCCAATGACCCTGATGTTGAAAAAGTTGAGGGTGATGGAGAAACAGGTAAAACTGAAGAAATGGATATTACTGATTTAGTAAAATCTCAGAAAAAAGTTGAACAAAAACAAGAGGAATATTTTGATAACCTATTCCAACATTTAGATAATTTAGAATCTAAGTTAGGTGAAATGGACGGTATTATGACTAAGTTAAATGACTTAGAAATGAAAATTGAAAAATATAGAGAAAAAACTCCTCAAGAAAGATTAGAATTAAGAACATTAGATTCAGGACCATTCAATCAAAAATTAAGTCAATTCTTTGATGATAAGGAAGAGGATATGGAAAAATCAGGAAAAAATGAGTATGTTTTAACTCAAGATGAGGTTCAAGATTATTCACCAATCGAAATTAAAAAAACATTTAGAAATTTTGATGATTCTTCATCAGGGTTCCAACAAGTAAGATAATTAAAAGGGTCTTAGTACCCTTTTTTTTTTACAAAACAATTTGACAAACACACGGCTGACACTTATACTTTTATAAACCTTTAAATATTTTAAACACTATGGCGACAAATTCATTAGACGCAGTTTTGGCTCAATACGAGAAAGCAAAACAAGGTAGTACTTCTTCTACCTCAAAATTTACACAAGAAGAAAGAATGAAAAAATACTTCGCGGCTATCCTTTCAGATAAGGAAACTCAAGGTCAACGAAGATTAAGAATCTTACCAACTACAGATGGTTCTTCACCATTTAAAGAAGTTTGGTACCACGAGATTCAAGTTGATGGAAAATTCCAAAAATTTTATGACCCGGGAAAAAATGACAATGAACGTTCACCTTTAACTGAGGTTTACGAAGAACTTCGTTCGACAGGTAATGAAAATGACAAAAAATTGTCATCTACTTATTTATCACGTAAATTCTACATTGTTAAAGTTATCGATAGAGATAACGAAGAAGATGGAGTTAAATTTTGGAGATTTAAATCTAACTACAAAAATGAGGGTATCTATGACAAAATCATCCCTATCTACAGAAACAAAGGAGATATTGCTGACCCTGAAAAAGGGAGAGACCTTATCCTTGAATTAACAAAAGCTAAAACTCCAAAAGGGGCGGTTTACACGGTAATTCAGACAGTTATGTATGATGACGCGGCTCCAATTCACGAAGACACAAAACTTTCTGAAAGTTGGGTTAACGATGAATTAACTTGGGAAGATGTTTACTCTAAAAAACCGGTTGAATACTTAGAAGCTATTGCAAGAGGCGAATCTCCAAAATGGAATACTGACAAAGGTGGTTACGATTATGGTAACTCTGATGAAAGTGAAACTTCATTTGGTGGTTCTAAACCATCGGCTCCAATTGACCCACAAGCGGGCGCTGAAGAGGATGATGATATGCCATTCTAATCAAAAAAAAACTTGGACAAATAACTTGGACACTAAGACATAATTAGTGTCCAACTTGTCTAAAAAAACTCAAAAAATTAATTTAACTTAGACATATGGCGATTAAAAAACACGATTTTAAGTCCATTAAGGACAAATTCTCGACATCTGCAAAATACAAACCACAAAGGTTTTTCGACTTAGGTCCTGACTTTTTGGATGCTGTTGGTATTCCGGGACCGGCTATAGGACACTTAAATATGTTCTTGGGTCACTCAGATACAGGTAAAACAACTGCGTTGGTGAAATGTGCTGTTGATGCTCAGAAAAAACAAATATTACCGGTATTCATTATTACCGAACAAAAGTGGTCATTTGAACACGCAAAACTTATGGGTTTTGATTGTGAAGAAATGGTTGATGAAGAAACGGGTGAATTAGAATGGGACGGGTTCTACATCTTCAATAATAACTTTAGTTATATAGAACAAATTACAGATTACATTAATAGTTTACTTGACGCTCAAGAGAAAGGTGAATTAGATTATAGTTTATTGTTCTTATGGGATTCTGTTGGTTCAGTTCCTTGTAAAATGACTTTTGAAGGTAAAGGTGGTAAACAACATAACGCGGCGGCGTTGGCTGACAAAATTGGTATGGGTATCAATCAAAGAATATCGGGAAGTCGTAAAGCGGATTCTAAATATGAGAATACTTTGGTTATTGTTAACCAACCTTGGGTTGAACTTCCGGATAATCCATTTGGACAACCTAAAATTAAGGCTAAAGGTGGTGAGGCGATTTGGTTGAACTCCTCATTAGTTTTCCGTTTCGGGAATGAAAAAGGTGCGGGAACAACAAAGATTACCGCGACTAAAGATAAAAGAACTATCAAATTTGCTGTGAGAACTAAAATCTCAGTAATGAAAAACCACATCAACGGATTGGGTTATGAAGATGGTAAGATTATTGTAACACCTCACGGATTCTTGGCAGGTAAAGAAACTACCGAAGAAAAAGCGTCTATTGAGAAATACAAAAAAGAATACTCTGAATATTGGAAGAATATCATCGGAACAGATGGTGATTACGATTTGAAAGAGGTAGAAGAAAAAGAGGTAGAAGAAAAAGAGTAGTAACGAATACAAACAAAAACAAGTGACTAAAACACTTTTGGTTGACGGAAACAATTTAGTAAAGATTGGATTCCACGGGGTTAAAGATTATTATCACAATGGAAAACACATAGGTGCCTTATGGCACTTTGTGAATACCATTAGACGTTTCATAGACGAACAAGACTTTGATAAGGTTGTTGTTATGTGGGACGGTGATGATAACTCTTCGACTCGAAAACTTATTTATCCCCAATATAAAGAACAACGTAGAGACAGAGACAACGAGTATAAGTTAGATTCTTTCACTGAGCAGAAAGAAAGAATCAAACAATACTTGGAGGACTGTTATATAAGACAAATCAACGTAGATAATAACGAAGCAGATGATTTGATTGCTTACTACTGCCAAATCTCGGAGAACGAACAAAAGACCATCTATTCGGGGGATAAAGACCTTACCCAATTAATCTCGGATAAGGTATCGGTGTTTTATCCGAGAACCAAACAAACTTATCACGTTGGAAGTAAAATCAAATGTGATTTTTACGAATTTCCGCATCAAAACATTAGAACTTATAAAATTTTATCGGGAGATAAATCGGATAATATTGATGGTATTTCAGGGTTGGGGGAGAAAACACTTATAAAGTTTTTTCCTGAGCTACTTGAAAAACCGGTTTCAATCACCGATATTTTAGAAAAGGCAGAAACTCTACTAAAGGAGAATAAAGATAATAAGACATTACAAAATCTTTTATCCGGTAAAACTAAAAGTGGTGTTTATGGTGATGAATTTTTTGTGATAAATGAAAAAATCATAAACTTATCAAACCCATTAATTACTGATGATGCTAAAGAACTTGTTGAATTGTATTATAAAGAAACTTTAGACCCTGATGGTAGGGGTCATAGAGGACTTATTAAGATGATGATGGAAGACGGGTTTTTTAAGTATCTACCAAAGGGGGATGATGCTTGGGTGAATTTTGTTAGACCCTTTATGAAATTAACAAGAAAAGAAAAAAGAAATTATAAAAACAATTAACTAAAGCTATGAAAGACCAAGAATCGGTAAAATTAGAATTCTTAATGATGGTAAATGATAACATCATTGTGCAAAGATTTTTTAACGTGAGAGAGTTCAATAATGAGGGTAAAAACTCTTTGGAACTTTACGAATTACTTCGTGAATTTAAAGACGACATTCAAAAACAATTGTCGTTGAAAACCGTAACGTATATGACGGATAATCTGTACGAAATTATTAACAATCCGGCTATTTTGGAAACGTCTAATACGGACGGTCCGGAGTACTTTAACATCTTCATCAAACAAAATGATGTGACAATTTGTCATAGACAGGTGGACGCAAAAGTATACCCTCCAAAGATAAGATATACTGTGGATGTACGCCCACACCTAAAAAACCTATTGATGAACTTGACTGACATCTTTTCATCTAAAAATTTAACAAAAAAATATCTAGATGTTACCCTAAGTGTGTAGTATTTATTATTACACTAAAAGAAAAAATATATGGCGTCAAACAAAAATTTCGAGTATCTAGGTAGCACCTTTCAGATACAATTACTAAACCAAATCATTATCGACAAAGACTTTTCACGGTCAATTATAGATGTGATTGAAACAAGTTATTTTGAGAATAAATATTTCAAATTAATCATCCAAATGATTAAGGAGTATTATACAAAATACGAACACACACCAACCTTTGACACATTAGAACAAATTACAAAATCTGAGATACAACAACCTCTAGCAGCAAAAATAATTATTGATACCCTTACAAAAGTTAAGGAGTCTACGCTTGAAGGGGCTGAGTTTGTGCAAGAAAAATCGATGAAGTTCTGTAAACAACAGGAGTTACAGAAAGTAATGGTTAAAGCTCAAAAAATCATCGACACTGGTGAATTTGAGAGTTACGACACATTAGAAGAGATGGTGAGTAAAGCTCTTCAGGTTGGGGAACACGATAAGGGAACGGAAAGTGTTTTCAGCAATTTAGATGATGTTCTAAACGAGGATTATCGTCATCCGATACCAATGGGTATTCCGGGGATAGATAGACTCTTAAAAGGAGGGTTGGCTAAAGGTGAAATCGGTGTTATTTTAGCACCAACAGGTGTAGGTAAATCTACTTTACTTACAAAAATCTCAAATCACGCATTTAATTTGGGATATAATGTGTTACAAATATTCTTTGAGGATAACCCAAAGATTATTCAACGTAAACACATTACATTATGGACAAAAATCCATCCGGATGAATTGTCTATTAGAAAAGATGAAGTAATAACTAAAGTTCAAGAAATTAAGGAAAAAATGCCTAATGAATTGATACTTAAAAAACTTCCATCCGATACTGTAACAATGATGCAGATTAAGAATCAAATCAGAAAAATGATTTCAGAAGGAATCAAAATTGATATGGTATTATTGGACTACATTGACTGTGTGGTACCGGATAAAAACTTGGGGGATGAATGGAAATCTGAAGGGTCTGTGATGAGAGGTTTTGAATCTATGTGTCACGAACTTGATTTGGTAGGATGGACAGCGACTCAGGGTAATAGAAGTTCAATATCGTCTGATGTTGTTACAACCGACCAAATGGGTGGGTCTATTAAAAAAGCACAGGTTGGACACGTAATCATTTCCGTGGCTAAATCTTTACAACAAAAAGAAATGAAATTAGCAACAATCGCAATTACTAAATCACGGATTGGTGATGATGGTGTTGTCTTTGAGAATTGTAAATTTGACAATGGTATGTTGGAGATTGATACTGAAAGTTCAGTAACATTCTTAGGATTAGAAGAACAAACCGAAGAAAGAAATAGACAAAGAATCAAAGACTTGTTAGACAAGAGAAAAGAAAAAAACCAACAACAAAATTAATTTAAAATGAAAGAAAAAATATTAGAACCGAATAATGACCGATTCGTTATCTTCCCTATAGAACATAACGATATATGGGAATTTTATAAACAACACCAAGCCGCGTTTTGGACGGCAGAAGAAGTGGATTTATCTAACGATATTAGAGATTGGGAAAATCTATCTGATAATGAGAGGTTCTTCCTTAAAAATGTATTAGCGTTCTTTGCGGCGTCTGATGGTATTGTTAATGAAAACTTGGCTGAGAATTTCTTAAAAGAAGTTCAATATGCTGAAGCAAAGTTCTTCTACGGATTCCAAATTATGATGGAGAACATTCACTCATTAATGTATTCATTATTGATTGATACTTACGTATCTGACGAGAAAGAAAAGGATGAATGTTTTCACGCAATTGACAGATTACCTGCCGTTCAAAAGAAAGCTAAATGGGCTCTTGATTGGATTGAAAACTCTTCATTTCAAGAAAGATTAGTGGCGTTTGCGGCGGTTGAAGGTATATTCTTCTCCGGTTCATTCTGTTCTATCTTTTGGATGAAATCAAGAGGAATTATGCAAGGATTGTGTAACGCTAATAGTCTTATTTTTAAAGATGAAAACTTACACTGTGATTTTGCTATCCATTTGATTAACAATCACGTTGAGAACAAACCAACAGAGAAAAGAATTAAAGAAATTTTATTATCTGCGTTAGAGATTGAAAAAGAGTTTATTACTGAGTCATTACCTGTATCTTTAATAGGTATGAATTCAAATTTGATGAAACAATATCTTGAATTTGTAACTGACGGACTATTAGTTAAGTTTGGATGTAAGAAACATTTTAATGTGGAACAACCATTCAAATTTATGGAACAAATAGCTGTCGAGACAAAGGGTAATTTCTTTGAGTCAAGAACTATGGAATACCAAAAGGCGAAATTAGGTGAGTCATTAACATTTACAGAAGATTTTTAAAATATGATGTCATTAAAGATAAAAAAAAGAGGGGGTGACGAGGTGTCGTTTAACCCCCAAAAAATATACAGTCGAGTAAAAAGAGCTGCTAAAGGGTTAAACGTTAATGCTGATGAGGTATTCATTAAGGTGATTACTTCTGTTCCGACTGAAGGTGTGATTACCACAAAAGAGTTAGATAAATTGGTTTACGAGATTGCTGCGGCTTATACCGGTAGTCATCACGATTATTCAAGATTGGCTTCTTCGGTGGCTATTTCTGCGTATCATAAAGAAACTGACGAAAGTTTCTGTAATACTATGAAACGTTTACACGAGGATGGAGTTATTAATGACATATTAATTGATACTATTAACGAATATGGTTGGGGGGATATTGATTCTGTAATAAATCACGAGAATGATTACAATTTTGATTATTTTGCGTGGAAATCATTACAGGAAATGTATTTGTTGAAGACTCCACAAGGTGTTGTTGTTGAAAGACCGCAACATATGTATATGAGAGTTGCTTTATGGGTTACTAAATCATTTGAAGAGGCGGTTGAATACTACAATTCGTTATCAAATCAACTTATCTCTCCGGCAACCCCAATTATGATTAATGCGGGAACTAAAACACCTCAATTAGCGTCCTGTGTGTTGAAATACAATAACGGGGATTCAAGACAAGGTTTATTAGACACCTTTAATGATATTTCAACGTATTCATCAGATGCTGCAGGTATTGGATTATGTATGTCTAACATTCGTAGTAAAGAGAGTCGTATTAACTCATCAGGTGGATTTGCCGGTGGTTTATTGAAATACCTAAAGATTGTTAACGAAGGACTGAGATTCTTTAATCAACAAGGTAGAAGACCGGGTAGCGCCGCCATCTACATAGAACCTTGGCATAAAGACATTATGGACTTACTTGAAATCAAAAAGAATACAGGTGCTGAGGAGTTGAGAGCAAAAGATTTGTTTACGTCAATTTGGTTACCGGACAACTTTATGAACGCGGTTAAGAACAATGATGATTGGTACTTATTCTGCCCTAACGACATTGTTAAAGCGGGTATTAAACCATTACAAGAGGCTTACGGTGATGAGTATGAATCAAACTACAACAAAGCGGTTGAACTTGGTTTAGGTAAGAAAGTGAAAGCTCAGACAATTTGGAATAAAATTATTGAATCTCAGGTTGAAACCGGAGTTCCTTACTTATGTTCTAAAGATAGTGCAAACAGAAAAACAAACCATCAAAACATTGGGGTGATTAAACAATCTAACCTATGTAATGAGATTTACCAATATACTGATGAAAACACCACAGCAATCTGTACATTATCATCTATGGTATTGAAAAACTTTATTATTAAAGGTGAGTTTGATTTCAAGTTACTTTACAGTGAGGTTAGAAAGGTTGTTAGAGCACTTAACAAAGTTGTTGACATTAATAGTTACTCAACTGAACAAGGTAGAAAAGGTGGTTTAGAACAAAGAGCGATAGCTATCGGAACTCAAGGACTTGCTGACGTATTCTATTTAATGGATTACATCTTCACATCTGAAGAAGCTCGACAATTAAATAAAGAGATTTTTGAAACCATATACTTTGCGGCAATCACCGAGAGTATGGAATTATGTAAATCAGGTGAATATAAACCATACAAATTCTTTAAAGGGTCACCAATGTCAAAAGGTATATTCCAATTTGATATGTGGGGGTTAGATTACGAAGGATTAGGTAGAATGTGGGATTGGGACTCACTTAAGTTAGAAGTATCCAACCACGGGGTTTGTAACTCGTTATTCACGGCTCAGATGCCGGTTGCATCTTCTGCTAAGATTACAGGTTCATTTGAAATGACAGAACCGGCTCACTCGGCATTATTTAATCGTCGTGTAGTTGGGGGTGAAATCTTAATTGTTAATAAATACTTAATTAATGATTTTGAAAAAATTGGTATTTGGTCTGAAGATTTGAAAAATGAGATTATAATGAATGAGGGTTCAATTCAAAACATTAACTTTAATCATTATCTTGATGTTGAAGATAAAAACTACAACAAGAAAGTTAAGAGAATTGAACATTTAATTCCAAAATACAAAACAATTTGGGAAATATCTCAAAGAGAACTTATTGATATGGCTGCTGACAGAGCACCATTCATTGACCAATCACAATCAATGAATATCTATATGTCTAACCCAACATTATCAAAGATTTCATCATCACACTTCCATTCTTGGGGTAAAGGATTAAAAACTCTTTGTTATTATGTTAGAACTAAAGCAATATCAACCGGAGCAAAACATTTGGCTGTGGATATTTCAAAAGTGGGTCAACCAAAACCTATTGAAAAACCAACCGTTGAAATAAATCAAAAACCAAAAGACAGTGAATTTGAGTGTTTTGGGTGTGGTTCTTAATAGAAATAAATATTAATCACGACTTTGGTCGTGATTTTTTATTTTACTCTATTTATAAGAAATAATTACGACACTATATTTATAGATATGGCAGATGGAAAAACATATGGTATTAATTTCCCTTTTAGGGATTCTTATGATGGAAAGTATTTAGACCTTTCCACAGATAGTACTGAAGAAACAAGAACGGACTTAATACATTTATTATTAACTAGAAAAGGAAGTAGATATTTTTTACCCGATTTTGGTACAAGATTGTATGAATTTATTTTTGAACCATTAGATGGTCCTACATTTTCAGATATTGATGCTGAAATTAGAGATGCTGTTGAAGAATACATACCGGGAATAACAATTAAAAATATAAGTATTACTGCGGCATCAGATGGTGAGGAAGATAAAGGTACTTATGTTGACCAATATGATACACGTGTTTTTAGAGTACCGGGTATTGGAACTAAAGAACACACTGCGAAAGTAAAAATAGATTATCAAATAAATAATGACGTGTTTAACGCTAGTGATTTTGTAATCCTAAATATTTAAAGAATATGGCAAATAAAAAAATATCGTATACTACGAGAGATTTTCAATCAATTAGAACTGAGTTAATAAACTTTACAAGAACTTATTATCCGGATTTAGTTGACAATTTTAATGATGCAAGTGTGTTCTCTGTATTATTAGACCTAAACGCTGCGGTTACCGACAACCTTCAATTCAACATAGATAGAAGTATTCAAGAGACGGTATTACAGTATGCTCAACAAAGGTCATCAGTATTTAACATTGCCAAAACTTATGGGTTAAAAGTTCCGGGTCAAAGACCGTCAGTAGCTTTAGTTGATTTTTCAATTACTGTACCGGCTTTTGGTGATAAAGAGGATTTAAGATATTGTGGTATTTTACGTAGAGGTTCTCAAGTAAGTGGTGCTGGTCAAGTATTTGAAACTGTTTATGATATTGATTTTTCATCACCATCAAATGCGGATGGGTTTCCTAATAGATTAAAAATTCCAAATTTTGATTCAAACAATAAGTTATTAAATTATACTATTGTAAAACGTGAGACCATTGTTAACGGTATTACTAAAGTTTTCAAGAGAGTTATTACTGCTAATGACGTAAGACCATTTTTTGAAATATTTTTACCTGAAAAGACCGTATTAGGTGTAACAAGTGTGTTATTGAAAGATGGTACTCAATATGCCAATGTACCTTCAAATCAAGAATTTTTAGGTGTTGATAATAGATGGTTTGAAGTTCAAGCTTTAGCTCAAGATAGAGTTTTTATTGAAGACCCAACAAAAGTTTCTGACAACCCCGGGATTAAAGTAGGTAGATATGTAAATACTGCCACTAAATTTATTACGGAATTTACACCTGAAGGGTTCTTTAAAATGACCTTTGGTGGAGGTAGTCAATCTGCTGACGAACAATTAAGAGAATTTGCTCGAGATGGTAAACCATTAAATTTATACAAATATTCTAATAACTTTGCGTTAGGTAGCACTTTAAAACCTAATTCAACCCTATTCGTTCAATATAGGATTGGTGGTGGTACAGGAAGTAATTTAGGTGTTGGAGTTATTACACAAATTGGAACAGTTTCATTCTTTGTAAATGGTCCGTCTGAATCTGTTAATACTACAGTTGTTAATTCATTAAGATGTAACAACGTAACAGCGGCTATAGGTGGGGCAAATTATCCAACAACAGAAGAAGTTAGGAATTTAGTATCGTATAACTTTACGGCTCAAAACAGAGCAGTTACTGTAAATGATTATGAATCAATTATTAGAACAATGCCATCACAATTTGGTGCACCGGCTAAAGTTGCAATAACTGAAGAAAACAATAAAATTAAAGTTCAAATGTTATCATATGATGAGACCGGTAGATTAACCGAGATAGTTTCAAACACATTAAAAAATAATGTGGCGAATTATCTATCAAATTACCGTATGATTAATGATTATGTATCAATTGAAAGTGCAAATGTTATTGACTTAGCTATAAATGTTGATGTTGTGTTAGATAATTCACAAAATCAAGGTTCAATTATTTCTCAAGTAATTAATATAATCACAGATTATTTTGACCCGACAAACCAAGAAATGGGTGAAAATGTTAATGTATCGGAATTAAGAAGATTAGTTCAAAGTGAAAATGGTATTATTTCCGTTTCTGATATGACATTTTTTAATAAAGTTGGTGGTCAATATTCTTCATCTCAAACATCTCAAAGATATATCGATTCGGAAACAAAACAAATTGAATTAGTTGATGATACAATTTTTGCCGAACCAAGACAAGTGTATCAAGTTAGATATCCAAACAAAGATATCAATGTGAGAGTTAAAAATATTAAAACGGTTAATTTCTCTTAGCAATTTATTTTAAAATTTATTGAATTATCTTTTGAAAATAGTATATAAACTATTTATTAAAAAAGATTATTATGTCCAATTCATTTAGAATACGTACAGAGCCGGGTGTTGACAAATCACTTAACGTCTTGATAGACCAAGAATTTGAGTATTTAGAAATATTATCTCTAAAATTATTACAAAGTCAAATATACACTAGACAATGCTCTGATTACGGGGTTATTGTTGGTAGGGTAAGTGTGAACAATGGTTTTGGTATTCCAAATGCTAAAGTTTCTGTGTTTATACCTTTAGACACAAATGACGAACTTAATCCGGTTACTTCTGATTTATATCCGTATAAAACATTAACAGATTTGAATGAAGATGGTTATAGATATAATCTACTACCATATGTTAAATCTCATAGTGGACATAATCCAACAGGAACTTTTTTTAATCGGGAGGATGTTTTAACCGACCCAACTTTAATACAGGTATATGACAAATACTTCAAATACTCTACAGTAACAAACTCTAGCGGTGACTATATGATTTTTGGTGTACCAACCGGAAGTCAAACAGTTGTTGTTGATATTGACTTATCAGATATTGGGGAATTCTCATTATCACCCCAAGATTTGATAAGAATGGGTCTTGCAACGCCAGCTCAAGTTGCGGGTATAAATTTTAAATCTTCTACAAATTTAAATTCGTTACCTCAAATTATTAATTTTAATAGAACTATTGAGGTTGAGCCGTTATGGGGTCAACCTGAAATATGTAATTTGGGTATAACAAGAACTGATTTTGATTTATCTAAAGAATCCGGTATTGATATTAGACCAACATCCATCTTTATGGGTTCGATTGTTTCAAGTAACGATGACGAAGCCCTTCCAAGAAATTGTAAACCCCGACTTAAATCCGGTTCACAATGTACTTTAGTGACCGGTCCGGGAGAAATATTGGCTATAAGACAAACTATTTTTTTAGACGCTCAAGGTAAACCAATTTTAGAGACAGTGGATTTAGAAGAGGGTGGTCAAGTTATTGATGATAATGGTGCGTGGTTAGTAGATGTCCCAATGAATTTGGATTATTTAATAACTAATGAGTTTGGTGAACAAGTTATATCTGATGACCCTAAAAAAGGTATTCCAACTAAAGGTAAATATCGTTTCAAAGTTAAATGGAATCAATCACCATCAATATCAGAACCTGTTAGAAGAGGGTATTTTTTAGTACCAAATGTTAAAGAACATGGTTGGACTAATAGTGGTTC